TTGAAGGACTATTTGATTAAATTTTTAACTCGTCCATTTTTATTGGACACTAATGTAATTTTATATCAAAAACTTTTTTCAATCTCGGCTTTTTGTACATCCTGTCCATCTCTTAACAAGGCTGTAGCTTTAAATGAGCAAAGTCCTTTCTGCGTAAACTCAATCCCTAAATCATCGAGAGTGATAGTTAGTGTTTTCCCTGCATCAGCTCTCTTGATTGCCCAGGCGTTATCCTCTGCAACATTGCCTGTATCACGCGTCCATGTCACATCTGAATCTAAGATGTGCTCCGTCACATCACCATTGTACAGTTTACCAGACAGGGTTATAGTTCTTATGACAGTATCCTCCACCAATTCCGTGTCATCTATTACCCATCCGTTATCAGCTTCTATATCTATCGTAAATTCAGGATTCCCTTCTATCATCGCCCATCCGGTGCTGGCATAGCGAGGTTCATCCGTCGTTCCGGTAACAAGGCACTTCCAGCGACAGCCGAAATGCCAGACAGTATCTACCGTATCTTTTCCAACCTTATAAGGATTCTCGCTCTGAGCAACCTCCAGCGACCAGAACCCACGGTCGTTCAGCTGTACAACAACCACACCCTGATAGTCTATCCGCATCAAGTCCTGGATAGCGATACCACGACAATACACATAACTCTGTCGGTAGTTGATTGGGAGGTTATCGAACAGTTCCAATCGCTTTAGTTTTCCGATAATGATGCTATAATTTGATTCCTCCAGCACGGGCTTTGTGACGCCATCAAGCATACAAATACAGCCTTCATAGCTGGATATATACCAGAATCCTTGCCGTTCTTCGTCTACCGCATTGCCACGACGTGTAATCACCATACCGACAGCTGGAGGATAGTTCTTACCCCCAGGCACCTCTTCGTCCGGATAGAGCACGACATTCAGCTTGTTTTCCGCCTGCATCACACTAAGGACGCGGAACCAGCTGTCATAATACTCTCCTGTAGAGTTCAGATTATTCACTGAGCCATAACTAACGTCCTGTTCCTTGAACGCTGTAATATCATTATCCCATCGGCGACGAAGATACAAGTCATACGTGCCGTCCTCAAGAAGTTCAATCTGTTCGATCGTGCCGGCTTCGGAGTATGTCACATTACCTTCCTGAGCGAACCAACGGTTATATATCAGTTCTTTTACGATTAAAGATGAACGAACTTTTAAACTTTCAAATTGTCCTTCTCCATTATCAAATATCCCAGCTCCTTTACCAGCAATCAATGAATCAATAAACTCACCAAAAGAAGCTCCTCCTAAAAATCTTTGCCAAAATGGATTTTCATCCGTCTTATCCTTCCGATGAAACTTTTCTTCTGTACTTTCTTTAAGGAATTTTGTAGTAGGAATAATAGAATCACTTGCAGGTAAATCATTTTCACTATCATAGCTTGTCTGCACATCGTTTATCATGATTTTCCTGGCACCGATGTACAGTTTGTGTATTACGGCAGAGGTGATGTCCTTTAGCACCTCAATCATATCCGTTACCTTATTCAACCGGAACATCTTAGCCCATTCTCCAAGCTGTTCTTCATTCCGGTTCTTGTCTGTACTAAAGCTACCTGTTTTGAAAGAATCTTCCCATATACGCGGAATACTTTCTCCGTTGGAGTTTACAGATGAAGAAATAGTCCCAAGATATACGTTATAAACCTCACGGCTTTCTTCAGTATCGCTTGTAACAGTTTCGGTAAGTTCAAGTATATCGTAAGAATAGATGATAAGTGCAGTGTTTCCTTCTTTTTCGAGCTGGGCATAAACGTATGCGCGGTCTGTACGGTCGAAAAAATTGTTGTAAGCCTGAAGAGTCCACTTCCGGTAATTGAGTGACGCATCGTAATCTATCACGTCCTGACGATATGCCGTAATCACAGAACCCGCAAGAAGTGACACCTGCAGGTATTGTGGATTGTCAAGCGCATTTAACTCTATCGTTAGGGCATCGGGCGACATCCAATATTCGGAAGTGGATAGTGTGTTTGGTGTTGTGGCTGCCATGTATAAAATAGCTTTTATTTGACACAAACTTAATGATACACGGCAGCGAAGGAGTGACGAAAATCAAAGCAGGTTACGGAACCCTCCGGAGAAGTCGGGACGCATGGTGAAGGTTATTGATATGAGGGATTCTTCGGTACGGTCGTAAATCTCTACTTCTTCTTCCGGCTCGATGGTACAAGGGAACCATCTGCCTTCGATACGTACCCATGATGCAGGGCAACAAAGGAACTCGTTACACCACCAGTCGGCCCATTCACGGTTGACCGGTCCGGTAGACATTTCGTAAACCTGTCCTGAAGTGTATCGGCTCATGCTACGCGTGGCACTGGGTCTGAACTGACGGAAACTGTTCAACACATTACGCTCGTTCTTAAATTCATACTGAAGAGATTCAAGCGAAAGGCAGGAAGCGGTTTCTATGACTCCCAGACCGTTAATGAACTGGAATAGCCATCTGTCCGGATTTTCTTCAACGAATATCTTTCGGTTATGAATAGTTTTAAATCCTTTTTCCTGAAGATTGAATACCTCTACCAATGGGCCACTTTCCAACTGAGTGGCAAATGAAATCGGCTCAGAAGGAGGAGCAGAAGAGAGATATATGTCGCCCAAATTGCATACTTCGCCTGATTCCGGCTTTCTGGAAAACTTCGTTACGTTTTTTGAAGTGTTGGAAAGATAGCGTTCGACTTCGGTAAAAGCACCATCAAGCGCAAACAGATAGCCTCCGTAGTCGCGTACGTTCTGCTCGTCGTAAATGATTCCGTCGATCATCCACTCGTCGTATGCCTGAAGGGTGTATTTTATGTAGGGCATGGCTGCCTGTGCGGTAAGTGCGGAATACTTGTGCTCTTTCAGTTCACTGCGTAATGCGCTGGATATGTCAAACTCTATCACTTCGCCGTCGGACGCCGGCCAGCTCAGCACATAGTCCTCATAATCGAGGTTGGTCTGCAAGGCTGCCTTTACCACAAGTTTCAACCGGTGGAATGTGGCGCGGCTTCCTGGTGAGTCGGCCGTTACTGCCACGATGATCGGACTGCCGCAAAGCGGGCTTCCGGATGTGATTTCTATTTTTTGTGCCATAATTAATGATTTTTAGAGTTGATAAAGTTCTGCCGTTACCACACCAAGTCCTTCTTCTGCCGAAATGGTGTAAGAAAGCTTGTTAATCCAGCCGATATATCCGCCGATGTTGTAACGTTTTCCCCACTGGATGTTGGCCAGCTCGGCCACCTCGCAACGGAATTTCACCTGCAGTTTCTTCCGGTTAAGAAGGAAATGTGCGTATTCGCTCATGAATGTGTCGTAAAGTCCGCGTGTACGTACTTTTGTCTCGATGTTTCCTTCTTCGTCACGCTGGTCTTCGTTACAAAGAATCTTTCCGTCTTTTTCGATGTACGAACGGATTTTAAGAGAAAAACGCTCATCGTCGCCAATTCCTGTCTGCGTGCCGTTATAGTCATATTGCGAACCCCAGTTATCCATACTGTCACTACTCATGGCATATTTACCGGCCACGGTGCGCCACTTGCTGTTACCGTGTCCGTCGTAATTCCAGTCGTAAGTCTGTATAGTAGCATCGGAACCACCTCCACGCATCACTCCGATGGCCAGCCCCCAGTCAATTGTCTGGAGAGGAGATTCTCCGTTTTCAGTTTTCGTTACATCGTAAGACTCATCTGTTTCAAATGTTTGGGTAATGAAAAAATTAGAATAGTTTGTGCCAACAGCGTTTTGTATGACCATGGTCGTATTTTCATGTTGCATTTCTTCATCGACAAACATGGCCAATATCTGTTCTCTATCTGTTATATTCAGGCCATTAAAAGTAGTATTTTTCAATTCTTCAGGCACATTTTCTCCTGTAAACGAAACAGGTATATTTGTCTTACTACTTGAATTTCTCTGTCTTTTCCCATTTACATCATTAGGTATAATTGGACTAAAATCACTGATAAGCTCTTCTATATAATCCTGATTCTCTACACTGCAATCACCTATTTCTACACCTGTAAATGCTCCTACTTCAAAAACATTCGGTTTAAGGTCATCAAATCCTTCTGCGTCTTTATCTACCTTCAATCTGTACCGATTTCCTGTATTCAAATCAATGTAACATGTAGTATCAGAGCTGTTCTGTTTTTTAATTATACTAAGATAATCCAAAGATGTATCAATCTTTCTGTAATCTACATAATCAAAATTCGTATCATAATCCTTAACGCCGTATTTTATATTATATGTTTTCTCATCGTTGTCGCTTTCAGCAGAATATCGCATACGAAATCCGGTTATTTTCTCATTTAATTTCACCGGCGTATCAATAATTTCACATTTTAATGTGATAGGTTCTGATGTATCACGAAACAAATCTCTTATGAAAACGGCTTTTACAGTACGCTTGTCATAATCAACCAAAAAACGGATACCAAATGATGCCCATAAGGAATCAATTACAGATGTCACACTCGCATCGGGGAAATTTCTGGAGTTTGCATACATATTCATTACACTTGCTGACATAACAAGCGTTTTAGAGAATGTTTGAACTACGATTTTTTTTATGACAGAACCAAGCGACAATGTATCTCCTACACTATATGTTTTACCACCGAGCTCAATATTGTCAACATCTTTAGAATCTTTTGTTTCATGTGACAAGTCACCTTTTGTATTACGGCTATCAAGCCACATTAATATTTCACGTGTTTTCTTGAAATCAGGTTCCTCTTTATCAGGATATTTTCTTTCAAGGTCATATTTACAATGTGTGGTAAAGAAACATAATCTTTTCATATCTCCCACATTCAACAGATTGCTGTTGTCATAATTCATATCCAATGAACTGAAAAGGCAATCCAGAAAATACAGGATATAAAAACAAATACCGCTTTGCATACGATCCGCTTCAAGTATATAGTAAGGATCAAAATCTCCTTCATCGCTTACAATAGGATCACTATCTTCTGAACTTGGCTTCTTGTAATGCGTATAACAAACCCTTGCATTGCAATATTTTGCAATCGGATATTCGTCGCTTACATTTATGAAACTTTTTTCAACAACAGGTTTACCGTCTTTCTTTACTGCTGTTTCAAAACCGGAATCAGTTTCTTTATCTTTTACTTTGCAAATTCCGGGAAAAGAATATCCTAAAGCATTAATATTTAATGTATAATTTATTTCATCCGATAATTTTTCTGATTCAGACAAATAAGTATAAGGCTCTTTATAAAGCACAAAAGCAAAATTATAATCGTATGTACCTTTAAGATTTATATTTCCAATCATCTCTCCAATCTGAATCTTATCCTTTACAGGTATATCCTGACAATTCTTCTCCCCTATCAAATCTTTTAATGTAGCAGAAGTAGAAATCATAGATATATTTATTTGTCCGGATATCTCAGCATCTTCAGAAATCTGCATTTTTCCACTACGGAAAGGAACTCCACATACTTTTAATCTCATGGATGAATTTTCAAGATCAACCAGACGCTTATCGCTTTGTACATTATCTACATCTTTGAAAACCTCCCTGTTTTCTTCTATGGATACTGGAACTTCATACGAAAAAGATTCGTTATCATTGAAATAAGGATTTACATCTTCTATATCTATACTGAAATCTGAAGGAAGATTTAAAGACTTTCCGTTTATATCTATTACTATCTTATTTTCCATATTCTTCTACCCCTTTCTCCTTTCCATTCTCTCATGCTCTTCCATCATATCATTAAGATTTTCAAGCATTATTGTGTATGTTGCATTATTAATCTGTTCCTCGCTCGCTCCGTTGAGATACTTTTGCAGGTTTGTCATCATGCGTGTGTAAACTTCAAAGGGATTTACCTGCTGCTGTTTTTTTGGATTTCCTTTCTTGAAAACTTTCGGGAACTTCTTTTGCAGATATGACATCATGCCGATAAACCAGAAGAGTACCACCTGCATTTGCAGGTCTGTAAACCGGTCGAAGCAATCTTTGTTCTTCGCTTCCTGTCCCGGTATGTACGGATTGTCCTTTTCCAGAAGTCCGGCTGCATTGCGCACTTCCACTTCCTCGCAAAACAGGGAAGCAAGGAGGAGGTTGCGGGCTTCGCGGACTCTTTTCTGTATCTCGGACAACTTGCGCGGCTCACAGTCCTTTCTTGATGCGTATCTCACCAATGAATTGGATTCTGCCAGATAGTAGTCGTAATAATCGGACGAAATGCGGTACTGCCTCCAGTTGAAGTTCTGCATCAGTCTTGACGGCCCGCGGAATATCCTGCCCTTGCTTTTGAATACAGGATATGGAAAGATTGTGCGGTTTGATGTGTTGTCGAGCCATTTCAGGCATTCCTCAATCCACTGGTTCACCTGCCAGATATAGACTTTGAAAGGTGCGGTGTAGCTGTTACCCGTAAGCTTCATGCAGATACGTTTCATCCGGCTTCCGCTTTCGTTTTTCTTTACAGCTATGAAGTATCTCTCTTCGGGCGGAAGGCTGTCTGTTACGGATTCTATTATCTCCAGTCCGGTCAGGCGAAGAAAGATATCCATCTTCACCTTCTTCGGATTGTACGCACCGCTTTCCCCACCTGCAGCAATCTCACGCATAATGCAGTCTGCCACGATTTCCATCTGTGGCGTGGTCAGCGCGTCCCAGTGGCGCGGCAGATGCAAATCAATTCTTAGAGTATCGGACTTTTTCATCGTTAGAGTTTTGAATCGATTGACGGAGTAACGAAAAGCTTGTTTCCAGGAAGATTGTTTTCCCATTTCGGCGTGTCGCTTGTGGTTTCCTCTACGGGTGCCACATAAAGCGGAGAATCTATACCTATATTCGCACTGAAATCGGCATAGTGCTGCTGTATAAATCCAATGGAATTCTGGCGCATCTTTATCGCATCCTCTGTAGCTTCGCTACGGTTGAACATCTTTGAGCGGGACTCTACAGCAAAGGCTGTCCACCAGCATATCTTTTCCACCAGAATCTTTTCCTGTTCCTTCAGCTTACCTTCCTTTTGTGCCTTTATAAGATAGCTTACGAAACTGCTGCCTATCTCCCCCTCTATCAGTACGGACTGGACGTATCGCAACTGCGGAATAAGGGAAACAAACTTCTCGCGGCTTTCGTATATGTCAAGATACTGCTGCATCTGTGTGGCTGTGCTGATAAAAAGAGAGGAGTCCTGATAGTAGTATCTGCTTTTCTTCCACAGACGAACTATCTGCTGAATTTCGGTTTCTTCCTCTTCCGGTTCGTCGGATAATGTTCCCACTTTCTGCGCCCATGTTTCAAGCAATACCAGCATACGGTCAACAGCCCGATGCGATTCGGTATTACAGCGCGACTTGAACTTTTCTATCAGTTTCTCCCCTGCCGATTCGTAATTGTCGCTCGATGCGATATTCATTCCTGCTTCATTGAGCGATATCACATTAAGATCGGCGCTACGATAAAGGGCATCGAACACGACTACCGGCTGTGCGGCACGTATCAGCCGGTGCCATTCTGTCCATTCTTTCGAGTTTTCCGGGAAAAGTTCTTCAGGAAGAATTTCATTATATTTCTCACACACGGCATCATAAAGTTCCGCACCAAGCTTATCCGCCAGAAAATCGCGCTCACTGCTGTCTATAAAACCTTTCAGGCCCTGAATATCATCGAGCCTGTGGTTTGGCAGATACAACCTTACTTCTTCTATCGTATTGATTATCATAAACGTTCTGTTTTAAAGTGATTATGCTGATTGAGATTCTGTCAGTCCCGTTGCGCTGCGGTCGAGCGTTGTAAGGGAATTTTCCTGTATGCGCCATACCAGGTGTTTGTCCCATTCGTTGAATCGTGATACCACGTCGAACACGGACAGAACTATCTGTTGTGTAGGCTTCATGTTAAGCTGTTTGAGCAGATACAATTCTCTTTGGTATGTTCCTCCCGATGATGAAGAAGAACCCGGCACCGAACCAATCAGAGCAGGATTAATCTGCATACTGAAGAAGATGATACTGCTTATCTCCTGCAATTCGGTTTTCTGTGCGTCGGCTTCGGATTTGCTTGTGGCAGGAATATCGACAATGCGGAATGCGTCATGCTCTTTTCCGTCAGAGCCGGTAAATGAGAATGAAAGCAGAGTGGAACCGTTCTGGCTTCGGTCTTTGAGGAAAGTGTTTACACTGTTCCATAACTGATTTCTTATCTCAGCGCGTTTCGTTTCATCATTAATATTCATCTGATGATAAAGCTGTCCGAGATATTCAGTATGTACATAAACCACCTTACCCCACATATTTGAGTTTTCCTTCGCCTGTACACGGTCTGAAATGATATTTGCCGCATACTGATATATCGAACCGCCGAAGATACTCCACCATGCAGGTTGCGGATAGTACGGACGGCCTGCAGCAGGATAATATGACGGAAGAATAAAGCGTGTAGGCTTGTTTTCCGTTACCGGTCTGCCGTTGCGTTTCTTTCCGAAATATGCGTTCAGTCTTGAATCGCGTATCTTTTCACGGAGTGAAGCCAGAGGTCGCACCGGATCAAGAGCTGGAACAGCCTTTATGTCGAGCTGGTCATTCACGTCTTTTACGGCCGTATCATAGAAACGATTGGAAACATACACGTAATTTATTTTGTTGTTGTCGTCCATTCTTTCCAGGCGGCAAATCACAGAATCGTAAAAACCGATGCTCGTAACCTTAGGCTTCCATGTTGCACCGTTTTCTCCGTTTCTGCCCTGCGAAAGACGTATCTCAGGATAACAGATATCAAACAGCGTCATGCTTGTGAAGAGATTCATGCAGACATTCTGTAAAGAAGATTCTTCTATGAACGCCTTAATTTCTTCCGAAGTCTTTTCCCATATCTCGTAATCCTTGTTCAGGCGGTCTATCTCCTCTATCAGAGTTTCTTCCACCTTCTTATAATGCTCCAGCTCTTTGTTTGATACCGTTTCGTAATCCGACATCTGACGTTTCAGGGTAATGCCCCTCTCCTTACATGATGCGTAGAAGTCCAGAAGTTCCTTCTGTTTTGCATAAATCTTCGATTTGATAAGCTCGCCTGCATCATTGTAATCCACTTCTTTCGGTGTCAGTGTGTCGTTCACCGTGATTGTGTAACGGTATTTCGCGCGTGGTCCCAGTCCGGCTGCCACATCGGTATTGAAGCGGTTGCCTGTGGCTGTGTAGGGAAGCAGAGAGGAAAGGAGAGCTACACGGTTGGGCAGATTGTTGTACGGCCCCCACGACATATAGCCTAAGTTCTCAGTACCTATGCCGGACACGTCTATCTCTACCGACGAAGAAGAGAACACCTGTCCCGGAACAATCTCGCCGTTCACGTCCTTTGTAGGCTCCAGGAAAGTGTTTACCGTATCACTCCATTGGGGAGCGTTGCTCTTTTTGCCTAAACTTTCGTTCATAGGCATGGCTACATACCCCTCACTGATAAGCTTGCTCACTTCCTCGTGAAAATTCTCCACAGCCGGGGTACTGCCTCTGTATGTGTTTGTGTTGTTCTTTTTCATTTCCACTATAGCGTTTTAAATTTCACTCCGTCAATTTCCACTACCAGGTAATCCCTTACCACACGGATTTCTCCGCTTTCAATGTATCTTATCTTGCGCTGCTTGCGGAAAGTATCAACGGAGATACATTCCACCGTACCTTCTTCCACTACTCCGTCCTTTGTTATGTATTTGATGTAGAACGGAACACGCTTTATGTCGGTCGCATCCGCCGGAGGATTGAACCCCTTTTTCCGAATACCGTTCCTGTCGGTATATTCAAAGTTTTCGGCATACATCCTTATCAGATTGTAGCTGAGTTTTTCTACGTTCTTAGGCATGTTTTCTAATGTTTCTCTTTGTAGCAAAAATAGATATACGCACACACGGGATAGTGACATTTACAGATTGCCGATAACGGGCATACACACGCCAGCCATCTGATAGCGGAAGTGTTTCACGCCGATAAAGAGGGAGTCGAAAGCGTCGGTTCCGTCTGTTCTTAACTCCAGAGGATCAACTTCCGTCTCGACGTATTTCTCTTTCGATTTGTCTTTCTCGAAACCGTTTCTTCCTACCCTCACGCCGGTATTCTCCATTGCCACGATAAGAGCCTCGTTGTTTTCCTTGTTTATGCGGATAAAAGGATAAGTAACACCGGCCAGAGCTTCGTTTATATCCTTGTGCTTGAAACGGTGTTCCATCGGGCGGCCCATGTCTATGGCTACCACGTTCCAGCCCGCCTTTCTCAGTTTCTCTATAATCAAATCCTTAAAGTCCTGTTGGTTTGCTATCGCATATCCCTTATGCTTTGCGGTCGAGTCATAGTAGAAATACACATCGCGGCATGTAGCCTTGTGCGGAGCATAATACTTGTTCCAATCATCGACAAGTTCACCGAGTTTTCTTTCGTTCTTCACGAACATGGACGAAAGTACCATAAGCGCCTCACGGTTTACCACCGGATCATGACGCACCTGTCCAGTCACCACCCAGTTGATATTCGCGTTGAAGTCAAATGCTATATGTAGCGGAAGATGCGGTACCACGTCGCCGTCCAGCGTACAGTTCTTCACACGTTGCAGTTCGTCGAAGTCCGGCGTTTCGTAGTCTGTGTTTATGGTCTGCCCTCCTATCTCGCGGCTCGCTATCTTCAGGCGTACACTTTTCTCCACAGCCGGACAGTCCTCCGGCACATACCCATGCAGGTTGTCAATATCCAGTTTGGAGTAAAATCCGTCGCTGCTGTGCTGTTTCTTCATATTAAGAATGGAAATAGCATACACCACCGGCGGAAGGTCACGCTTCATCTTGGCGATATAGTCAGGTCCTAATAGGTCTATATTATCGAGCGTGCTGCCTCGATAAAAGGCGAAAGTATTGCAGCGCAATTTACGGATATGCTCCTTATACGATTTCATCCCCTTAATGGCCTTAATCTCCAGTAGGTCGAACTTCGTAATCAGGTATTCGTAAGAGTAAAGCAGACGAGCGTCATCGGCGGAAATAACCTTGTAGTTCACCAGCATATCCACATTCTGTTTCGTAACGCCGGGAGCAGGAAGTATCTTGAAAGGCCCTGTACGCGAGAAACACGATTCAGCTATGGCTTTTATTTCCTTAATCTTGTTTTCGTCGGACACAAGAATTTCCCTGCCGTTCTTCTTCGCGTTATACATAAGGTTATTATATCGGATAACCTTCTCCGCAAATCCGTCAAGTTCCGCCTGAAGCTGGCGTGAAGTCTTACCTTTGAACGATCCCGATTCAAGCGTCTGGTCGCATTTCTCCTCTTCCTTCTCCATCCAGTTCTCACGCTGCGAGAGTCCGGCATCACTCACTATAAGAGTGCCTTTATAGAACGGATTATACTCTGTGAAACCTTCATGACCAAGCGGATGCGTAATACCTGACAGCGTGGGCTGTACTTCGGCGTCATACTTCTCCTTCTTTATAAATCTCGCTTCATCGACGATTATGTAGTTCACTGTCATAGAGTTGGCAGACCCCCTTGTTTCGAGAGACACAAGATGCCACACGAATCCGTTATAAAACGTAATTACATGGCTCCAGTCCTTCGGCTTGATGATAGGACGTGGTACACCTAATTTCTCAGGAGGTCTGCCCCACCAGAAATGCACCCCCTCACGAAGCCCCCAGAAACGTTCTATGGCAGCGATTGTGGCCGGAACGGTACGTGTAAAAAGCTGTTTCCGACTGTTACCTGCCCAGATACCTGCACCCTGCGGCATGGAATCGACCACTCGCTTCACCTGCGGACCTATGATACCGTCTGTCTTTCCGAAACGTCGGGCACAAACCGCACGTATATCCCTCGCCCCGGCATAATAGATGCGCTGCTGCAGGTGATTCATATATACATTGCGTGCTTCCATGCCTATTCCTCCTCACTCATTACAAAGAAATCTTCATCTTCAAGCGTTTCCATCGGAGCAGTCTCATACTCTCCGTTACTCTTCTGGATAAGGTCTTCCACTTCCTGAATGTTTCCACCAAAGCGTTTCGCGAGTTTCTTCTTCTCTTCGATTGAAAAATTCTGACGATCGGCCTTGATAATGCTCACATCGCCTGAGATATTGATATCCGACTGTGCTGTCTTGTCGAATTCCTGCTCCTTCTCGTCGAAGTCCTTGTACAGACGCATTTTCAGTTCGGCACCTTTCGCCACAGAGTTGGCGTTACCCATCTTCATGCCCTCACGCACAAGCCAGTCGCTCGCGTCCTCCACCTTTGCCCGTTCAATGGCCGGAGTAGGATTCTCCAGCATATTCACGATGTAGTTCAATGCCTGAACATCGGAAGAAAGGGAACAGAAATCCCTTTTCTTTCCCGGTGCTATACCACAGGAGCGGCACATTTCAGCCGCTTCCTCGTCTGTTTCGGCTTTCTGCAGATATGTGTCATACAAACGGTGAGCGATGTTTCTGCACAGCGTAATAGGCTTTACCTGGCGGTTGCGTACAAACACCTGATAAGCTTCATATACGATAAGCGTACGCATCTTCTGTTGCGATGTCATTGCCGCATTCTTCAGAGGGAGACCGTTAAGAACAAACTTACCCAATGTCTCCAGGTATTTTTCGCTTACAGGTCTTCCCATAGTTATACGGTTTTATGGTTCAGGAATGTTTCGGTCAGTTCTCCACTACCCTTAATCACACTGTTCATTTTTAACAGCGGACGGAATGCGTCGGTAGCGGAATATATAATGTCGGGATCATCGCCGTACATGGCCGAATACAGGCAGATAGAGAAACTTTTATCTAAAAGCATAGGTCCGTTAACCGCAACACATTTAAGTCCGTTGAACAGGCCTAAAAATCCCTCGTACAGACCTTTGTTTACCGAATAAGTGACTTTTCCCAGATGTCCTGCCAGACTTTCCCTTACAAGCTGTTCCTGTCCTTCACGTGTGACGAGCAACAATTCCTTGCACCAGTCCCTCGAAAGATAGGTTGACACGGTGCGCAAAAGATTCTCGTCCACCTCCGGCATGGCCAGTATGAGAAGCCCTTTATCCGCAAGGCATGTAACGGCCTTCAGCAGATCCGTAACCGTCCAGTCGCCACCCGACTGGAAGCACACCGCATTTCGTGTTCTGCCTGCCTTATCTCTGAAAGTATTTTCCTTCAGTAGCTTCGGCAGATCCTTAGCTATACAACATGGTTCCAGATACATGGTTTATTTCTTTTTAGCGGTTTTCGATGCGGTTTTGGCTGTGGAATCTGTAGTCTTCAATGCAGCAAACAAATCAGGACGGCTGGCTATTTCATCCTCTATCTTCTTTTCCGCTATCTCTACAGCCTTTTCAAGTTCTACTATCTTGTCGTATTCCAGTTTACGGCATTCTTCCAGATATTCCTTCATACGTTTCAGTCTGTCGGAAGTCAAAGCCTGATCGTCACGGAGAATGTAAGTCCTTGCAGTATGGATTTTCTGTGCCCTTTCTGCTGCTGCCTTACTCTGAGCCTCTTTTTCAGCTTTCACCTGGTCGTTGGTTTTCAGTGTAGCGCCAAATTCCTTTCCACCCATTTTGTCGTAATAAGGCAGAAGTATTTCAAGCAGACCGGAGAATGCGCCGCCTTTCTTTTCCCATGCAGTCTTGAAACCGCCGAAATCATTGTCTTCCGAAAGGCGGTAATATACTTCCGCGAGTTCCAAATCCACTTTATTATAGATGCTATGGATTGATTCCATAGCCTTTACTGTAGCCTCTGTATGCGGTTTGATGATTTCCGCTGCAACATTGTTTTCCGCCAAAGCTTTTGCCTGTTCGCTTTCGGCTGTTGCTGTGGCACGAAGCAACTGTACCTTCTTCACTTCTTCCTGAAGTTCCGGTGTAAGCAACCACGACAATTCTCTCAGACTGAGGCGTTCCACACCAGCCACCTGCGATGCAATCTGCTGTAAGGGAGTCATGGTAGGTTGTGGTACAGGAGAAGCAGAGGGGGGCTGTGTTTCAGTTTGTGTTTCCGCTTTTGCGTCTTTGGCTTTTGAGGGCCTGCCGCGTTTTTTATCTTCTTCCAGTGCCACAATGGTTTTGCCTTCGGCTGTTTTCATGCTGCGGCCTTCGGAAATCTCCTTGCGTACTTTATCCATAAGGTACATAAACGACTTAACGCGACGGTTGAAGTCACGCCAGTAAAGAGCCTGTTTCACAAAGTCACGGCAATAAGAGAAAGCCTGAAGCAGCATAAGTCCGTCCTCGAAAGATTTAACTCTCGCTTCTGTCCAGGCATCACCGAACTGGCAAAGAAGAGGAAGTTTTTCTACAGTGAAATTTGAAAAATCTTTCAGGTACTTACCCTGTTCTTCTAATGTCATGTCTTTAAATAATTTGCTATCATTCATACTTTTACAACTTTTTTGAACATATTTTCCGATACAAAAATACACATCACGCACGCTCGCACGGGGACAAAAAAAACAGCCGGCATAAATGAATATGTCGGCTGCTTTGCTCTATAAGAGTTTTGACCTATCCAACTTCGAGCGGTCTAATGTCATACAGGAAATTACTCCTCCGCTCCTTCAAGCAAAGTTGAAATATCGTCAATTGTCACGTACTGGTTCATGTACTTAACCGGAGAAAGTGTAGCTGTGTAAACAGTTGTACGATCATCTTCCGGTGCTGAACCTGTATCAGATGCGATACCGTCAGTATCGAAAGTTACCTTTCTGTTCGAGTCATATACAATTTGATATACGTCTCCATCAGGGATGATGAAGAAAATATCGAGGTTGTTGAACGCACGTCCCAATTTTGCTGCAATCTGGTTTACTACGTCTATGGTAAATGTAAGTGTCTGTTTGAAACCTTTTCTCTTACCAAGGCTGGAACCTTTCAGATTTACAGAATTTTCCTTACAGGCAATTTCGTAAAGTCCTTTGGTCGCTGCAAATGTAGGAGTAGCATAAGTTCCGTCTGTGGCTGTCATAGGAGCAGACAAATCAGACTTCAAACCTACATATATTTTAGGGGACAGGCCGGCAAAGTTTTCAAGACACTGTTCGCCCTCTTTGAAGTGTGCAAGTGTAGGACAAGTTTCTGCCATATTATACTAATTTTCAGTGTTATACAATAAAATGATTAAGTCTTGCTTCAGGCAATGCCGGGAGATTATTCTCCCGGAGTAAACATTGCAATAGCATAGCCCGGACGGACTTCGGTTGTAACCTTCACTTCTGCAGTGGTATATTTCTTACCATTGATGAGCCAGTGAGAGAATGTACCTGTTCCGTTTGTTGCCTTCAGAGTGATTTCTGTGCCGACCTTGTATTCCTTGTTGTTGTCAGGAGAAGCGCTGTTAACCTGAACAGTACCGTCGGTATCATTGCTTGATACTACCACGAATGTTGATTTCAGGAAGTCACCTGCAACATCACTTGGTTCAAGGTTTCCGTTACTCATACAGAAGTTGGAAGCGTTCACGTTGTTTACACGTGAGCCCTGGATAGACTGAATCTGGAAGCTGATATCAGCATGATCCTGATCTGAACCTACACGTACACTTACGAAGTTTCGAGAGTCGTTGGAATCTACACCATACTCGAAGTTGTAAGGAGTAGTTGCGATAAGCAAATCACCTTTACCGAATGATGACTCAGGGCAGAATGTGATATTTCTCCATTCAGGAATTCTGAATGTCATATCATCATTGTAAATAACGCCCGAATTGTTATTCTTGCTGTTTCCGTAGCCTGCAGCAATAGCCGAACCTGTTTCTTCTGTACAGTAAATCAATACTTCAGGTGCATTGCGGAGAGAAGATTTCCATTTCATACGCCATGCCTTGAAGTTTGCGTATGCTGTAACATCCTGATTATCAGCAGGCTCTGTAATACCGTCACAGTCTGCGTAGTTGCCATTTGCTACTGAAATACGACCACTTGCCTTGTCGCGACGAAGATATGTTACGAGACCGCAGAACAGACGAAGGTAGTTTGTTCCATGTTCGTCAGTTTCGCTGTATTCAATTTCGTCGTCTCCATGCCACAGACAGTCGAAAATATCCTCACCATAGTTTTCTACAGCAGCAAGGAAAGCAAGTTCCGACATTGGATAAGTATATCCTACATTGTCAGGATCTGCCGATGTAACAGGCTTTTCGATATAGTTGTCCTTATTGTCCTTATACATGTTGACAGTAAGGAATCCTGTCATAACACGTTCTTCCATGTAGCCAAGGGTGCTGACTTTCACGTTGCCTACCACCTTACGCTGTGTGGTATGTCCCTTGCGAACCATTACATTCTGAACGTCTTTGAAACGAAGTCCGGTACTGACTTTGATTTTCATACGTTCAAATACATCAGGGCGGAACTGAGCCGCACCCATAATTACTTGTGGTTTATACTTGACACAAATCTGTTCAAGTGCCTCCAAACCGATAAATGTAGCTGTATCTGCCATATTTTATGAGTTTTGTGTTGTTATTACTTTGTGTTGTGTTTTTTGATGATTGATGCCTGATTACATTTGGGAAGCCTGCACTTGCAGTTTCTTTTTGTATTCCTCAAACCTCTTACGGTTTTCAGCTACGCTCAAAGCATCATTCCATACCGGTGCCGCCTCCAGATGCGGAGTCTTTGGCTGCATACCGTTAGTCTTAGGAGCTTCACCCTGTCCCTGACCTTTACCCGGTCCTGCCTCGTATGCGGCTACCTTAGCGTTAAGGTCTTCAACTGCCTGACGGCTTTCTTCAAGTTCGCCGTTCACGGTGTTAAGCTGTTCTTTCAGAGAAGCGTTCTCGGTTTCCGCTGTTGCCAGAGAAGCCTTTGCTCCTTCAAGTTCCTGTTTCAATGCTGAAACGTCGTCACCCGGAACCGCGCCTTCAAGCTGTTTCTGCAATTCATCCACCTGCTGTTTCAATCCATCGCGTTCTGCTGTAACCGTTTCAGCAAGTTTCTGAGCATCAGAAAGCTGGGCTTGCAGTTCCATTACCTGTTTGGCGAGCTCCATTTCACGTCCGGCTACCGTAGGAATTTTTGCTTCCAAAGCATCCGCTTCTTCTGATTGGAGATAAACACCGCCATCCTTGTCGCATTCAAGAGCAACTGGGTTGCCTATGAACGCAGAGATTTGTACGTACTGTTTGCTCATAATGTTTTTTTGATTGTTATTTGATTGCCTATCTCCGGCGGTCGCCGAAGCATTGTTGTTTCTCGAATACCATTCGTTGTAAATCATCTGTGCCAGTTCGTCCATTGTGCTTTGACCGTCCACGAGCGAGCCTATCACATCGCGCATCTTGTACATGGCTCCCTTCATCTGTTCGTCGAGGATTGACGGGCGGTCTGCTTTCAGGTCCGCAAGAAGTTCGTCCAGAAACTCTTCCGTTTCCTTTGCCACTGTCTCCATGTCGCCGTTAGCCGCGTCACGATACCATTTGTTCTTTTCCGGACTCTTTGTGCAGTAATACTCGTGATAGTCCTCGTCGGTGATACTGTTTTTCGCACCGTCCTTCATGGTGAAGAATGCGGAGTACATACCTATGGAACCTATCTCGTCGTCGGGATTCATGAAATACACGCCGTCGCACATAGCGGAAAGGAATGCGCCGCCACTGGCTACATCTCCGTCGCAGAACATATACACTTTCTGTCCTTTGCTGTGGGCGTAGTCGATAGCCATGCGGAAATCGCGGAGAGTGGAAGCCGCACCTCCCGGAGTACGGCAGTAGATGATGTGTCCGACGCACTTCTTCTTTTTGGCAGCTTCCATAATCGCGTCGCGAATTTCAAGACTGCCGTATGAACATTCGCCACCGCCACGAGTCATTGGAGAAGTGAGGCGCACAACGTTAATCATCTGCTCGTTGCTGTATTCATCATCGTCATCGTCGAAATCGTCATCATCGTAGTCTTCGGCATAACCGAACGCTTTCGACACTTCATCTTTCGACATCCAGATTTTCCCCGAATTGAAGGAATCCACCGCAGACCCTGAACGAAACCTGATTATACCATGAACGGAACCGTCCTTCGATTGTGGCGCAAACGACGCGCCTGTAGGATCGGAAAGAACACGGTTGCGGGCTCCGGTGAAAAATGCCGGCTCCAGCAGGAAATACTTTTCTCTGAGTAATTCAATCAATGTTCCTTTCATAAAATCTTTACTATTTTTCTACAAAGAAAAGCACCGAACACACTGACTTTGTGACATAAAAAAACCGCCTATCTTCACAGATAAGCGGCTTACAAACAAAAATATCAGGTATGTAATCAAATTACCAACTGCATTCCGTTGGTGTTGGAAATTTCGAACTGTAACTTCTTTACCTCACTCGAATCTTCGAGCGAACAAATATAAGCAAACGGATCGCAACGCACGAATACTCTTCGTCCGTCGCTACGGTACATGAGTAAATGATGTGCTTTCCGCTCCATTTCCGGTATTTTTTCTTCCACTTCCTGTGAATAATCGGAAATTTCTACCGTAACGGACACTTTTTTCTGAAATCCCGCACGGGTTTTCTCCGAAGTCACCTTCACTTCGGCTGGATCATCCATTTCTATGGTGGACGACGGATTGCCATATAGAGCCGGAACGGAAAGTGCAAGACAGATGTTTTCGCGAAGTTCCGCATCGGACACGGAAAAATCGGAAATTTCAATGGTAGGTGCCAAAACCTGAAAAGGAGTAGCAAGGGAGACTGAACTTTCAGGTATCAGGTAAATCTCCACTATATCGTTAAACTGTTCGCAAAGCATAGTATAATAATGTGTGTGTTACTATTAAAATATTTAACAAAATCTGTGCATAAAGTGTGGTGACATACGTGTGACAAAAATTGGCAAAAACAGACGCTTGTTTAACTATAATTTTACATAAATAAATAACCGTTTAATATTTACAAAAACAAGCCTTCAAAATCCCTATGCGTGCTCCACGTATTCCTCTTCGGTAAATGAAGAGCTTCCCAACTTGCGGTAATAGTTACGCTTCAGGTTTTTCTTCATGCCGTTTCCTGACTGATTCGGAATATCGTATCGCTCCATAAACCGCTCAATTCCTTCCATCACCGTGCGTTCCGTGCCATGAGCCAGAGCAAAGTCTTTTTCCTTTTCCATGTAAACAAAAAAATCCCTCCAGAACATGCGGTTCAGTTCCTTCTTAATGGAAGGAACACTTGAAGGATATAATGTCCATGAAGAAGAAGGCACCTTTCGATGTTCTCCTATTTCTATCTCTCTGGGCAAAGATACGGAAATATATTCACCTCTCTCCTTCACCTTTCTTTCAGAGCCGGTAAAGCTCATGATGTCTTCATCGGTGGGATAACTTCCTTTTGCCAAATCCTGAAAATGCTGGAATTGGTTTTCAGAAAAACAATCAATACCTAAAAAGTCACCGTTCGGGTTATCCCTCAAAGCTCCGGCGATGAGAAAGAACACCGTACTGTTTTCAGGAAAAGACACATCCCCACCTATGGGGATGCGTGTACCCGGCTTACGGTTTCTTACGTATGCCCCTATGTAATCGGGGACTCTCAAAAAAACGCGTGCCATCGAAAGTCAATTTAATTTATCACACTGGATATTTCATCTTCTATATCTACAATCACATCGGGCCTGAACTTGTATTTGTTCAATTCATCAGATAGTTCCTGGTCGGTAACAACAGGACTCACGTTCCATCCTTCCGATGTGAGCTTGCTCACTACATAACCCTTGTCGTTATCATCCTTCGATACTGAGACAAATTCAATACCCTTGTTAATTAATTTCTGCAACTGAATTTCGTTCAACATTGTGTTCAAATTTTAAAGTTATACATTAGTTACTTGTCTGAAAGCGTCTCTGAAGGTGATTCCATACCGGTAGCACACTTCAAAAAAATAACCAAGATTAAACCTTTTCATGGTGGTCATTACATTTGTAAACTTCCTTTCCGTTTCTCCATATTTGTATTGTGGATTCTGTTTACTGACTCTGTGGTAGAAACTGCGTCCCTGCTCGCCAAGGCTGGACAGAGAAGCACCGACCGATACCCAGTTGGCATAACCTTCTGTAATGTCGATATGCCTTTCTTCAATCAGGCGTACACATAACTCCACTTTCTGCAAGTCAGTAAATCCGGTTTCGGGTGTTCTTTCAATGTTTGTGGTCTGACTATAAACCTTATTGACATGACATTCCTGTTCCGATTCAATACCGTCATACACTTCGGCATCTTCGTTCAGATAGAAATTATCATCGTATGAAATGAAACGGGTTCTTGTCACGTCGCCACAGGCCTTGTCTATAATGATACCCATCTTCAGGAACTCATGCTTCAAGCTGCAATAATGCTGACGATGCAACCCCTTATGAAGCAACGGTATGATTGCAAAATATCCGTTTCCGCTCACAGACTTTCCGGCATACAGCACGTAAGGAAGATGCGTGAGTATGGGCATTACATCCTTATTCATGTCAAGATTCGGATTGTCCTTTGCATCAATATCTATACATATCAGTCCGGTATGCTCTATAAGATCGCCTAAAGTCCTTGTTTTGAACGTACCGCTTATCGCAGCCATCGGCAGATGCTTTTTCTCTTGCTTGTACTTTTCGCTTCCGTATAGAGAACGTATTCTCTCCACGTCGTTCTTATGCCTTTTAGAGAATAAAAAAGCACGCAAAGGGCAGATAACCCCCACATTGTCCGTCACGCCGTTATATACACTGATACGTGTATCAAGATAACTGTTCATGTCACAATTTTTTCAGGTTTCTGCCCCAAAGATAAAGAATCTAAGCCAAAATGCGATATATTATTTAAAATATTCCATCATAATTCATGTATATTCTACTTTTAACAAATTACACACTATTTTTTACCAAACATCTTATTTATTTTCTTATCACTGCCCCTTTCCCTACGGAAATACAGCTCATCTACCGTTTCATCGACCATTTCCTTGCGTACAATCTGCGCGCGTATATTTCCCATCCGTTTGGTCAACGCCTGGTTTACTTCCGCATTTTGCGATATGGCAGACGTGACATCACGAAGCAATCCTGCAAGTTCCTCATTTGTTACCCCTATATTGCTTCCAGTCATGGAAGGAGACAATAGCTGCACGTTTCCGTTGTCATACGCGCGGTATCTTCCGCCTCCGTTTGAGAAATGCTTGTCGTAACTGATAAGCCCCTGAAGCAAGTCCGGACGGTACTGCATGATGGCGCGCGTGGTTTCACGGCCAATCACTATCTCCGGTCCTCGCTCGCCCACAATGGACGGCTTACCGTTGACAAGGGTAGCAAGAGGAGAGTTTACTACTCCTACTCCTGCAGGAAGAGCCGGAGCCACATGGGCATTGTAGGTATGACCATCGTCTGCCGCCACGTTTACCGTACTACTTCCGGAAGCGACAGACTGCACGTTTCCGCTGTCGTAGGTAAGCATACCTGTAACGAGCTTTGTGGCGGTGGTTGCAGGAGTCGTTTTTTCTGAGCCTCCGAAAAGATTAGACACAGCACTCATGGCCGTATTCAGCAAAGCACCAAGCACAGCCGATATGACTGCGACAAGCGGAATACCCCACCATCCAAGGTTTCCAATTGTTTTTGCGGCACCAGAAGCAATACCAAGAGGAACTTCTGCGGCAGTTTCAGAAGCGGAAGTAGAAACATTCTCTGCAGCCTGCGTTTTTTTTGCGGAAACAACCTGCTGCCCAATTTGTACCATTGTATCAGCGATTGCTCCCTCACCGCTCTCAACCAAAGTCTGTTGTGCATTCTGACCTTCCTGAACTACATTGGAAACATCTTTATTCTCTTTCTTTTTCAAGGAAATTTTTGACAAACCAATTTTTGCTATTTCGCTCAAAGTTTTCTTACCGGCTTTCTTCGCTATATCTCCCTCGCTTTCCAGACCTTCCTTTGACACATCACTCATTTCATCCTGCGATTCTTTCTCTGTATCAACCATCGCCGCACGAATGAGCGCATGTTCTATCTTCTCCTTCACCCAGTTCATGATGAGCTCTTTCGTGAGGTTTCCCATTTCCTTCACGAAATTCTCAAACGCTTCCTGTCGCGCTTCAAGCCCTTCTTCTCCACCCTCAAAGGTAAAGTTTTCTCCCATTTCCTCAAAGGCATCGAAATAGTCTTTATAGGTGCTCAACCTGTTTTTTACCTGCTCCACCATCTTTTCCGACAAATCGGAAGCGGCCTGTTCCACTACCATACGCTGCTCTTCCACATCGTATCCATGCGTGGCCAGGTAATCGTAATATTCCTGAGCGGCTTCCAGTCGTTGACGATACATTTCCACTTCCGTATCGAGCACCATTCCTGGAGTAGCCAGACCAATGTCCTGCTCTGCTTTCCGGAAATTTACAGCCCATTCATAACCTTTTCCCTCTTTATCAAGCTCGCGATGGCGTGGAGCAAATCTTTCTGCGGCAATCTTCAACTGCTCCTCGCGCTGCTTCTTTATGGCCTGAGTGGTAGCGTCGCCGTATTCAATGGTCTTGTAATAAAGTGCCTTCAGGCGGTCTTCTTCCAGATTTACCATTTCTTCGCCGAAAATAGCCTGGTCGGACAACATCTTACGGAAAGCCGCCTGTCCTTCTTCGGTATTAATATCGATGGTGTAAAGCTGTTTGCTTATATCGAGCAATGCCTTCATTCCTTCACCGGCTGCCTGGTTGGCCAGCTTTTTCAGTCCTAAAAGCATTTCTCCGGAAGCACCTTCCATTCCTTCCTTCGCCATCTCTTCATATTGCGTAAAGAAAAGTCCGAGCTTTTCAAGCTGTGCCTGATAGTTTCTTTCCACCTGACCGGAATAATCTTTTTTCAGAAGAATGTCCTCGATTTCCTTCTGCAAATCGATGGATATTTCCTGAATCTTCAAAAGATCTTTTTCCAGCTCAGACCATATTCCATCCATTTCACCGGTACCAAACTTTTTCAGTTTTTCGCGAATGTCGTCCAGATTTTTCGAGGTGAGGTTTACAATAGCCTTTTGCGAAGAATCCGTTTTTGCAATGTCATTCTGCGAAATGTAACCAAGCTCTGTAGCCCAGTTCTCATCGGCATCGCCATGAAGCTTCTTACGTGCCTCTATGCGTGTGTTCAATTCTCTCAGTTCAATGTCAGTAAGTTCCTTTTCCCGCTGTTCGGTGGTAATCTTCTGCTGCAGGTAGCTGTCATTGATAACCTGACGCTGCTGGCTGTAATACACCTTGATAGCTGCCATAACCGCATCTCTTTCATCTTGAGCAAATTTCAATTGTTCACGTTGTCGGCGTTTGGCTTCAGCGTCTTTTTCTGCCTCCGTAATTTTATAAGGACCTTCCTCTTCTTCCTTCGGCTTGTAGGAACCGATAACCGGATCGTACTTTTTATTGATATTTTTTATTGCCTGCTGCTGGTTGTAGAAATGGGCCACATAATTATTTACAGCACGCTGCGCTTCATCCATTCGATTGATAAACACACTGTTCTCAGTAACCAGACTGTGTGACATACCTTTCGGCCCGTACATGTCCTGCCAAATCTGTTTTTGCGCCGAGCGCCATTTCAGCCCTGCATCATAATACTTTGCCGTAAGTTCTGCTAACTTCTGTGCGTCAATATCTCCTAAGTTCCCTACTCCAGCCGCACTATACACATTCTGCAAATCACTAATCTGGTCGGCCAGCTTGCTTGTATATTGTTCACCAACTCGCTGTATGGCCGACTCCTTTGAACGGTATGCTATGGATTGTGCCAGCGAAGCGTTTACCGCATCCTGCGCTTCCTTAATTTCTTCAAGAGTGGATTTTTCGGAAAGCAGATGGGGAATGTATTTTCCATATAGTTCATTAATCTTAATGAGCAAATCACGACGTTCATCAGTACCTGCTTTCAGGTTTTTCAATCGTCCAAAAAGGGTATTTGCTTCTATTCCTGCGGCGTTACTGTCCTTACTGAATTTGCGAAAACTGTCGCTAAGGTCGTTTGCGGATTTTTCTACATCAGAAAGTTCTTTCTTAGCCTGGCTTAAACGCATGATTAATGCAGCGATAGCACTTGCCACAAACAAGAAAACATTACTTCTCAAAATTAAAGTAAGCCTTGAAAATGCCGTACCGGTTGCGGTTGCAGCCGCACCGGCCGAAGTTACTCCACGGGCAGCAGCAATAGCGTTTTTGCTCATGGTATATAAATCTACGGCCAGCGTCTTTACGTATAAAGAAAACTGCACAAGTCCTTTAATAGAAAAGAACATAATCAATGAAGGAAGCATGGACACAAGCTGCTTTATAACTTCTACTACAAGAGCCAAAACTATTTTAAGTTCAGTCATCAGTAACGTATTATTCTGAACAGACTGAGACAAATCATAAAATTCCTGTGCTACCTCTTTAAGTTCCTGAGTATTCTTTACGTTGATAAACACCTTATCCCATGAGTTTGCAACTTTTTCCATTATGGCAGCCGCATTCTCATTCTTAATCATATACTCATTCGTGACTGAAATAGCTTCTTCAAAGCCCTTATTGGAAATCATCAAAGCTTGATCAATCATGTCAAGATTGCTTGCGAAATTTGCCAGCACTCCAGACATACGAGCTCCCTCAGAGCCTAAATCTTTCATCAAAGGTCCTAACTGCGAAAGGCCACCTTTTTCAGATAATCCACGCAACACAAGCATAACAGCCTCGGTAGTCTTTCCTACTTCCAATAAGCTTTTTATTAAATTTTCATCTACTCCAGCCGCTTGCGAAACTGTTTTATAATGAGTCTGAAGCTGAGTGATAAACAAGTTCATGGCTGTAGCCGCTACTTCAAGTTCCTGTCCTGTACTATCGGCCGCCGCACCAAAAGCCATAAGGTCTGCAATGCTAATATGAGCCTGTGCACCGATACCGGCCAGTCGTCTGGTAAAGTCTGCTATATAATCCGCATTTGCGGTTGTGGACTGTCCCAATAGATTAATAGCGGAACCTGTAGCCATAAGAGATTTTTCGATACCCATTTTCTGTGTCAAGCCTAACACATCGTTCATCTTCATCAACTCTTTGATAGCTTCCGAACCGCCAAGTTCCTCACCCAAAGCAACCGAAATTTTATCTGCCGCACGAACGAAACCAGCCACACCTTCCACACCTTCACTACCGATACCGAGCTTTCCGGCCTCGTATGCCAGTTTGTGAAGTTCTTCCACACTGGTACGTGTGTCGATCTTACTGATTTCACCACTTAATTCAGCTACACCTTTTGCGGAAAGTCCTGTAGTCTTTTGGATGTCGGCCAAAGAGTCTGAAAATTCCAGGTTCCTTTGCGCTATATTTTGTAACTGCCCGGTAATTACATTCCATCCGGAATACACTGACACATAAGCGACAAGACGTTTAATCACGGAAAGAATAGCGCCGTCCTGACGTTTCCACTGGCCCGTGATTTTACCTATCTGATTATCTATCTGCTGATATTGACGGATAAGGTCTTTCATTCGCGGATCATCAGCAGTAAGATTGTTCATCTGCTTTCGGCATTCCTTCAGAGCACGCTGCAACTGAGCTAAAGTTGTTTTATTCAGATTATCAACAATATCTTGAAGATTAATATATGCCGTACGGTTTTGATTAACCGCTTTTTGCATAGCCTTCAATTCATCCAGCTTCTTTTTATACTGCGGATCATCAGGGCCAATTCCCATCTGTTGCATTTGATCAAGTTCATTTCTTGTTTGTTGAACCTGTCTTTGCAATCCCTTCATCATGTCTACAGCCTGCTTCCCATCCATGGTAATAACCACATGTGCTGTACTGGTGTTTCTTGCCATATTCTGCTGAGTTTTGTCGTTTATTTTCACGAAAATAGCAAGCTAAAACAGCCAAAATGGGACAAAAAAAAGGAGAGGTAAACCTCTCCTTCAAGCATTTTTTATAATAAAATCAATCAGCTATATAAACTCCAGAACTTTTCAAATAATTTGTTATACGTTTCCGCAATATCCTATTATTCCCATAAATTCTTTCTTTTCCACATTCACGCATAAATTCTGACTTGTCTTGCTTATTTACTATAAATCCTCTTAGCAAATCGACTACAAACCTTCTGAAAAAAAAGTCATCTTCATCTATTGCATCCTGAAGAATTTTCTTTGGATACAAACCTTCTTTATCATTTACGTAATCATCACGAAACCTATTTACCATTTCTCCCGTAAACGACAAAACCAGGTAATTAGATATATCAATTTTTTCAGTATCTTCATCTGTATTCTTCAATGAAGTAAAATCAGTGATAAAATCATAACTCCCTTTACTATCACGATAAACAAAACGGCACTTGAATACATATTTATCATTTTCATCCCTCAGCTTTTCGTAAACAAAACACGAAACATAATTACCTGAAAAAATTCGATCATAAACGGACTTACTCTGTTTAAAAAAAACAACACCCACCTCAAACCACTTTACATTTAAAGAAACCTCACAATTACACTGAGAAGGAGTAATCATACAAGTAAGAACCTGACCCTCTTCCATGCTATTTTTAATTTCCAAACTTTCATCACATTCCCTATGTGAGTCTTCCAGTATAAACTCAATACAACTATACCCTGTTATATCTTTTTCCTTTGATGTTTTTATACTACAACTTTTAATCCATTTCCTAAAATCAAAAAACTGTTCGAGGATAAAAGATACAATCATTAGAGCTATTATAAAATAAACAAAAAAATCGGCCATAAAATCAGATAATCAATTAATTGCACACGCACAAATATAATGTATAAATTTTAAATTTTTCATGTTTTGAGCAACAAAAAAAGAGGAAAAGCGAAAACTTTTCCTCTTCAACTCAAAATGAAACATCATCCTGTCAAACGATGTGTTTCTCTGACCAGACTTTGGCCATCCAACCAACTACCATGCCGGCGATAAATGCTCCTGTACTGACGATACTCTCCCAGAAAGGCACGTACTGGTAATAAGCAAGCAATCCTACGATAACAACAATAGCGATTGCTAAAATGATAAGTTTCTTTTTCATAATTATAAAAATAAACATTCAGTATATATTTTCCGCTATAAACAATGTTCCATAAACCATCCCGAACGCTATCACCTCCGCCCAGAACAGCGGTTTGCACAACACGAAGCTATACCATAAATCGCCATTCCATACTTGTTTCAAGCGTACACCGACATATAATGCCCACGCAATCCACACAAGCAGCAGACACGGACAGGTAAGTGCTATCCATATCTGACTGTTGAGCGCAGCTATCGTGGTAGCGACGATGTGTACAGGCCGGTCCATCCCGGCTTTGAAATTGGGTGCCGCACCCACGAATAGTAACGCTCCGCACATCAGAAATGCGGTGAACTGATAATTTTCGGGGGTAGCAGATAGGAGGGTGGGCATGAGCAGTAGGGATGTTGCGGTCATGGTGAAGCCGAACCACAGCTTATGTTTCAACGAATAGTATGTGTCGCTGATGGAATATGGTATTCCGTTGCGTTTCACCATCACCCCCACGTATGTGAGGATGACAGCTATTGATAAGAGTATGAGTATCATTTTGTGTTCAGATTAAGTTTTTCAGGATATCCGGTTGTGTGGTCGTAGGCTTCCACTTCTTTCACGCTTTGCAGGGCTTCCACATTCGCCTTGTGTTGTGCCGTTACGTTGTAACACTGCAGGGCGTACAGTTCAAGGGCGGAGAGCATCTGTATGGCTGTATCACACGAGAGGGTGTAGCTTTTACCTCCGAACCAGAGTGTAGTGGTGGGCATGGAGGCTGCCTTCTGTATCCGGGTGGAGTTCATCAGTCCTACGCGGGTGTTCTTGTCGAGCCAAACGGATTCGCCGTCGAGAGTGAAGCTGTTTACCGCGTCGCTCGTGTCGTAGCTTTCTATCTCGAATATCTTTGCGGCTTTTTCGGCTCCCAGTTCGTCGGTGGGCAGTTCGCTTACTTCTTTGAACATTTCCTCCATGTCGGAAGGAAGGCGGTTTGCACGCTTGAAATAGATGTTTGTTCCGATACGATTTATGTACAGACCTTCTGTACTGTAAATCTCTTTTTCTGTAAATTTTATCATAATGTCACGATTGAGATTGATGGTTTGTTTTTCAGTGCTGACTGGATTTCTTCGTCTTCAATGATTGAGGCATAGTCTTTTGCCGGAAGTGTGAGTGTGATAACGGAGTTGCTGTCTGTATTCTCGATAAAGAACAGCAGTGCCTCGCGGCTTATGCCGGGTTCTTCGGTTATCGTTCCCCATTCCTGCACTATGCAGGTTTCGTATTCGCGATTGATGAAGAAGTCTGCTCCTTCGGGTTTCTCTGTTTCGCAGTATGGCTTGTAGCCTTGTGCGATGATTTCTTCTTCAGCAAGTTTTCCGCCTACTTCCTGTCCTTTCTCTACTTCTTTGACGAGTAGCTGGTCGTTTTCGATTTTTGCGTACTTCATATTATTAATGTTTTTAAATGTTGCAATTAATTGTCCGTTATGCTCGCAGATATGCAGGCTCACGGAGCTGTATGGGGAGCCTCCTTTTCGGATAGCACCTTGTCGGCGGTCTGAATATGGAAGCATAGTCGTTCAGGTTTAGATATGATGTCTTGTTAGGTTTGTACTTGCTTTTCAGCACACAGACGAACCTGCCGTTCTTGTTGCGGAAATACAGCCATTCGGAAAATGTTTCCAGGACTTTCCCGGCTATGCGCTTTTTGATGTTGAAGGATGCTGTTCCTTTCATCAGGCCGAAATAGCTGTTTATGCTTTGCATGGCGTGTACGGCATTGCAATACGACGGCATCCGGCTGTATTCTTCTATCGCTGCATGGAGGGCGTGCACTGTGCGGTTGGATATGTAGATACGGTTCAGCTTTACTACCTTTCCGCAGAACTTTACTCCGTGCGAGGCCGGCTGTATGTAGAATTTATCGGGATGAACTTTGAGTTTCAACCGCTCGGCTACTTTGATGAATACTTTCCGGGCATGGATTATTTCGGCTGCTGTTTCTGCCACCACGCATATGTCATCTACAAACCGCGTGTATTTCACTCCGGTTTTTATCATTTCCGCGTCGGCTTCGGCCATGACGAGGTTTGCGAGGAGCTGGGAATAGAAGTTTCCTATCGGGAGTCCTTTGTCGGGTGGAAGTCCGAAAAGGCTTTTGTTGGGCGGTACTTTATCCCACATTTTTATATCGGAACGTCGCTCGCAGTCTATGGCCGGATTATGCTGTATCAGGGTGTGAAGCAGGGAGAGTTTTTCCTCTTTATCGGGTTTGTCGTAGTACATATCGGCGTATTTCCGCAAGATGCGGTATGCGGTTTCCTTGTCTATCGACATGAAGAAGCCTGATATATCCATTGTGGCTACGAAGGCTTTCTTTGTGTATCCATCCGTTACATTACGGATATTCCGCTGTATTTGCTCGATGGCTGTAGATGCGGAGTGTCCGATACGGTTGCCGTGGCTTACATCGCCATTGGCTTCGTGGACTTTCTCGCATATCTCGCCAAGCATCGGAGCAACGTAGTGGTGCACGATACGGTCGGTGTAGTTGGCTGCAAACACTTCTCTATACACGGGGTAGTCGAGAACAAAGCAGATGCTTGTCTGTGGCTGGTAGCCGTTGTTTATTCTGTTTATCAATTCATAAATACGCGACAAATTGAAATGAAAGGAGGCCGCTTCGAGCGATGCGTGCTTGTTTTTGTAACAGTCGCTTTCGGCAGCTATCCAGGCGGGCACTTTTTCTGATAAATCGGAGGCCGGCACCACACTATAGGTGTTGTTCGTGTTGTTGTTGTTCAAGTTGCCATTGCCCATGTTCACATACCAGGCGTTGTTGCCATTGTTGCGGACACAGCTCCAGACGTTGCCGCCCAGGACTTCTGCCCTGTTAATCGAAATAGCTTGCTCACCGCAAGCACAGGGACCTTTATCATTAAACAGTTCTGCCGACATAGTTCAAGACTTTTCGGATCTGACATTCTTTATCCTCGCAAGCGAAGATAAAATATTATCGCACAAAACGTCTATTACAGACGCTTTCTCTTTGCTGCATCCTCCAAGAGCCACTATCAAGTATATCCCGAACTGCAATTCGTATGTCAGTTCTGTAGCCCTTTTATAATAGTCCATTCCGCGGACCTGGCGCATCGCGTAGCTGAAAAGTAATGCGCCTTGCTTCAGCATAGGGTCTATATATGTTCTGCTTATGACCTTATAAGCTTTGCTGTTGATTTCTATGAGACAATTATTCAGGCGTATAACGTCCTGAATAATTGGTGCATCCAAATGTTTCCTCCCGGATCTGTTCATTTCTATTGTCGCGTATTAAATGTTAATATATTTTAATGCAAAAATTGATGAGCCGTGCTCCGCACGGCTGAGATAAATCAAAAAGCGGAGGCCGGCACCACACTACAGGCGTTGGTCGTGCTGTAGCCGTTCAAGTTGCCAACGCCCATGTTCACATACCAGGCGGTGTTGCCAAGGTTGCGGACACAGCTCCAGACGTTGCCGCCCAGGACTCCGGGTACACCCCATTTTTCATAACCTTTAAGATAATTTATTAATCCTGAAATTATGCTTTTATTTGTCCAGTATGCGTATAACTCTTTCTCTCCAGCCATATATTTATTTTCAAAAGATTTGATGTAATACACAGCGTGAGAGTCAGTCATATTCCAGTCGTAATTTGTACCGGAACTTCCCGGTCTGCTTATGTATGGGGTGATGATATACCAATAGCCGTCAACGGTAATGGCTTCCGCTCCTTTTGCGCCCGGAGAAAGGAGAGGCCGTTCGGCAGAGTTTACTCCGGTGTCGTTCATGTTTACACCGTTAGTTTTCTGCTGTTCGTACAGCCATTCAGCGTATTCAGGTTTGAAATAGTATGCGTTGTTTACTGAATTCCTGTTATTTGTATTGTACATTGCTTTCAAACCTGTGTTCTGTCCGTTTACGAAGAAAAACATATCTTCACCTATCCGAGCCTGTACGCCTGATGAATTTAAGATTTCCACATCGGTTATTGTGCCTTCTGCTTCAGAAGATGTTATGCCGCTACAGATGGCAAACCTGTGGCGAAGCCATTCATTCTGTACATACATGGCTTCAAGACGTTCGGCGTAATTATCCGCTATCATAGCATTTACATTACCGCAATTCTTTTCCATTATCCAGCGTTGCTTGGTATTTCCGCTGTAAAGTTCAAGCTTGTCGTCTTCGGTTACGGTAACACTCCAGTCGGCTGCGAAGTGACTTCCTGCGGTATGTGTGCCAAGGTTTTCATCCACAGTTCCGTGGTAGTCTGTTCCTTCACCCGCACCTGTTCTCTGGTCATACTCATATACGGAATGCTGCATTGCGTTTGACGCTTTGCTTGTAGTACCGGACGTAGCATAATATTCTCCCTGCCACGGCCAATACAATATCGTTCTTATCCCATTGCACTCCAAAGAGAAGCCTACCGGAGGAGCAATGAGTTCGTTGTCGAAGCCGTTGGTCACGCTGCGCTCGTTCCATTCCTTGACGGTGTAATGTTTCAAATCTGCATCTACAATCTTGATATGGTCGTTTGTGGCTATCGCTGCAGTCTTTCCTTCACTCGTGGTGATAGTGGTCGAACGTACCGGAAGTATCAGCATTTGCGATTCAAGTGCGTATTCATCCCCTGTCGGAATAGCTGCGATTTTAGCCGGGTATTCCGACAGGATTTCCCCTACGTTTTCTACGCCTTTTGCCTCGATAGCTGCCTTTATTGCGGCTTTGCTCTCTTTTAACTTATTAAGTTTGTCTGCTGTCGTTCCCATTATATCACCTCCCCGTTTACTTCATCAAGTACTGTGTTTATATCTCCTATCGCATTGCTTAAATCCTGAGAGGTAGCGTACCCTTTCTGTTCAAGGGTTTCTTCTGTTACATATCCTTCAGGAATTTGTTTCAAAGAAGAATTGACTCCATCAACGAGTTCGTCTATCTTCTTTGTTATAGTGTTCATTTCATCAGACTGCAACACCTGTTCTCTGGTGAATGTCTTGTTTAATTTCTGTATATCTGCCATGACATATTATTTTAATTTGTTTACATCGAGCTTTCCTTTGTCGAGTACAAGATATTTTTCTTCAGGAGGAGTAACAGGCTTGCCAGGCTTGGATTTTTCAATAGCAAAATTAATATACTGTCCGCCTGTTTTTAATCTGTTTACACCTATATAATTCACTTTCATACGTTACTCTGCTGTTATGAGGGTAGCAGAAGTAACTTCCGTATCGCTCTCAATGCGGATGTACTTCGGGTACACCAGGTGAGTGAAATCATAATCGAACACCTCTTTTGCGAGGTTCTGCAGGAATGAGCTTACGTCCGACGGACAGTATTTGCCCTCGGCTGTAGATCGTACAAAGAAGTTAAGTTTTCCGGCGCCGGTCCTTTCTATATGTAGCGCATAGTCAGCTGTTACGGTTTCTTCGCAAACGTAACGCTGTTTGCCGTCAACCATTTGCGGATGGAAGGTTAGAGTTGTCTGTGCCATAATGAAAATATATTTTTATGACACCAAAGATATGTATCAAGAAGTTTGTAAAGTGACAAAAAAATCCGGCATGGAAAAACCATGCCGGACAACTTGATTCCCTGTACACCCAAGCTACTTTTTGGAAGCTTTGGCGGAGAATCCGATTTCTCCGTTCGAAACATTGAAGATGGCTGTACGCCCGGTAAACGCTTCGATAGAAACCTCACCGGAGTAACCGTATTCACTTTGATACTTCAACTTGTTTCCAGAAACCGAATACATACCAGTTTCCCTGACCAGACTCCGGTCATCGTCCTCATTGAAGCTCATGTAATACTCAAAACGGAAAGTGCCTTCATCCGTGAATACAGCCTTTAGCGGTCCATACATAGGAGCGCACTCAAAATATTCCGTTTCCCACTCACCCACAATGTCCGATTTGTTAAGGTCGATAGGAGATTCTTTCTCACTACATGCGAATAGCGTCAACAAAAGAACAACCGCGACACTCTTCACCAGACGTGTGTACATGTTATTTTAAATTGATTACGATACAAAGATAGATACTTTTTTGCGAAAATGTCAGAATTCTCACAAAAAACATTAAACATTAGAGTTTACTCTACGTTTTGCTCTTCGTACGTGAAAAACACTCTTTCCAAATCAGGATTGCGTTCCAGGATCTCCGCACGATAAGCATTCAAGTCTGAAGTGACATACGAAGTGTGCAGAACTTTTCTGCATCCACTTTTAGAGACCGTCAAGATACTTAAAATCGTTTTCATATTAAAATAATTAAAACACACATCACAAAGGTAAATATTTTATGCCATTTCGGGATAGATTCTTTAATGTTATGTGGCAGAAAATCCATACGGAAAACCATCACAAAAAATACGATAAGACACCACAAACCGAAAGAATGAAAAACAGACGTTCGCACGGCACGGAAATCACGTTTTTATTGATTTATGCAAAAAATATACCGTTTTTAGCCTTGTTTTGTCCAGTTCAGACAATGAAAAACAATCACAGACAAAGGCAGACAAAGTCAAAAGTGCCTTCTAAAGGTTTCTGAATAGGTTTTGTCTGATATTTTGTCTGAAATGTCTATAATTACTCTAAAGTTTAAGTGTTTCAAAAACAAAAAATGCCGATATAAGCATTTTTACCCCCCATTGCTGCCCTTTTTATACATTAAGTCCGTTGTCTGCAACCGTTATGGTTGCTACCACTCTCTTTTAGGGGTATCGGGGTTTGCGCGCGCGACGGGAAACGAAAAATCCCGCCCCGGAATACTGGATTCGCGGAGCGGGAAAGAATGAAAAAGTATATATGAAATGTGTTGTTTTAGAATGGGAGGTCGTCGTCCTCGCTGGCTGTAACCTCCTGGGAGAATTCCTGCGGCGCTGCATTCAGAGGGGCAGCATCGCCCTGTAGTGTGGGTTGCTCGCGTTTAGCCAATACTTTCATGCTACCGACGCGAAGCTTGTTTCTCACTTCGTATAGTGCTTTTTTCTTCATGTCTTCATCACTGATGTTTGCGTTTTGCGGATCTCCTTTCATGCGCTTGTATGCAGCTTCTACAGCCTTATTCATGAATTCCTCACGCCAATTTAAGTCAATTGTATGCGAAGGTGCCACATAGTCCGGATTGTCAGCATTCTTTTCCTTGCAGGCTTTCACGTATGAATCCTTGGTTTCCCAGCCTCGCATATACACAGGTGCGGCTGCAGGCTTTCCGTTGTTATCGACTTTTACTTCTATATCATTCCAATTTACAGGAATGATGATACAATTACGTTTCTGTCCCTTAAAATCAAGGCTGCATACTTCTGCGCCTACAAATCTCAATAAATCTACTGATAAGCTAAAATTACTCATAACTCTTTCTGTTTAAATGTTATACTATATATTTTATTTAAAACGGTAAATCATCCTTCACTTCTTTATTCCCATCATTCCCTGACGCTGCGATTGCCGCTTCTCCAGACTTCTGATAAGAACGTTTTCTGCCCTGTTTCATATCCAAATAGGCATCCCATTTCTCCTGCTCCTCTTCGGTTAGTGTTACAGGATTTCCATCAATATCGAGATATGGTTCCGGGTCTTCCTGGGCTGCATAGTCGCGGCAGATACGACGTACTTCCTCGTAGTCCTTCGGTTCCTGACCTTTGCGACAGAAGAACAGGCAGCTTTGCGATTGTGTCAATACCCTTATATCCTTTCGCATTCCCGGTCCCCAAATCTTTTCGTCGTCGAAATAGGTCTGGCGTACCCAAGCTTTTGCGCGGAGATACTTCTTTCCGGTGGTACCGCCACTCAGACATACTTCCGGCAGCGGATCAATACCCATATCGTTGCAATATTCCTTTATTTTGTCGCGGAAGGCATTCAGGGAGAATAAATCCTTTTTGCTTTCAGACGCTTCACAGAGGTCTATGTATTCGCTCTGAATGGTCTTTATGTCGATAGGGCAATTATAGACGTACGGCTTGGCAAAAAATTCCTCTGCCCATTCCACAAACTTGGAACCCATTGCGGCCACACGGCTTCGGGTGTTCAGGTTGTCCATTGGGGGAAGCACGCGCTCCTTGGCATTCATGCAGAACTGTACGGACAAAGCGCAAATGTAGGCTATCTGGTTGCGTATCTCCGCCGGCATTTCTTCGGGCGTGTCGCGGAGCTCCGGCATGATGGCGCTTATCATCGAAGCTCGCTGGTTCTTGCGGCTGTTGGCGCGGTGGAAATAGTGGGAGAAACCTGTCTGTACGGTACGGCCTTCGGCAGAGTCGTTGTCGTAGCGTTGCTGATAGTTGCTCGATACAATCATGCCGGGACTTTCCGAAAGCGGTACGCGGACGGCTTTCTTGTGATAGTCGCGCGATACGAAACCGCTGGTAACGTAGTTGAATAGCGGATCAATCGGAATGCGTGGCCAGTCCTCCCAGTGTACCACACGGTGTACGCGGTGTATGTAGGTTGCCAGGAAGAGCGACGTGTCTGTGTCCGGCTTGAAGTTGCGGGCATCAAGCGAAAGTACCTTACCGGCACATCCCATGAAGATGTTGCCGAAAACAGACTTACCGGAACCGCCCTCACTCCTACCCTCACTGGTCACGTTGTTTTCCGTAAGGTAGGGCATGAAGTTCAGACCGTTTCCCTTGAAGCGGAACAGCGGACGGCCAAGGGAGTAAATCAGGTTGGCCATGCGGCTCTGCAGGTCGTTAAACTGTTCTTCGGAAAATTCCTTTCCTTCACGGCGAAGCTCGGCTTCCTTTTCAAACTCTTCATTCGCAAAGCAGCGGATAACGCGGAGTGGCTTCCACCAGTCCTTTTCCTCGCGTCCCTTGAAATCAAATTTCCAGCGATTATGTTGCGCCCATTTGTTGAGCTCTCCCTCCTCCTGCTCAATCATAAACTGAGTGTAGTTCTTCGTGTCCTTCTTATGCTCGTTCAGCGTTTTCAGACGCTCGCGATATTCGGGATTCTCATATATGGAGAAAGGCTCGTTTCCGCGGGTGCAGGGCATTTCAAAATCAAAAGGGAGTATCTGCGCTTCATCTACATGGAAGTCGATGTCATTGTACGATACGAAGTCTATCATGTCGGGAGTGATACGCAAGGCTCCGTTGCGGTAGAAGAAATGGTCGAGTTCCGGACCATATCCGCGATTGTATTCCACCTTGATGACAGGCAGGTTGGAAATGGATATGTTGGTAATGCTCCGGGAATTAACGAAGGCGTTTGTCATTTTGTTGTAGTCGTCGGTATTCGGGCGTGCCAGACGTTTGGCGAGTTCCTTCAGATGCTCAGACGCATCGACGATGACGGACTGCGGTTCCAGTTCCTTCACGAAACAGCCCCTTATGCGGAGTATGCGGCCCATAGTGTCCTTCGAGTCCTTTTCCACTTCGCGGCAGTAACCTTCGGAAGCCATGAAAAGCCACAGACGCATCACGTCCAGACGGTAGTTGTAGCTCATGAGAGTGCCTTTCTTGTCGTACTTCGGCTCGTAGATAAGCGGATTGACAGGAAGGGCAGCAGTGAGAGACTGGAGGTGAAACTTGTTCAGGTCGTAGTCACTGCTCATGGCTTCGTCCTTATTCATCTGATAGGTGCGGAAGAAGTCGGTCACGCTGGCACAGGCCCTTAACTCTCCACCCTTGCAGATAACGTACTTCTCGGTGTTATACGGCAAAAAAGCCAAACGCACGTCCGAAAATCTCTTGCCGATACGGAATGAAGCATTCTTTCCGGCATTGTTCAAATTAAGAAGAACGTAAAGATTTTTCGCTATCTTCTTCTGCATGGCGTAGGTATAAACGCTGTATTCGGTGTCCGGCTTCTCGTTCCAGCATACGTGAAAGAAACTTTCTTTAAGCTGTTCGTCACGATAGGAATCGCGCACCGCATTCAGGTGGAAGTATGAGCAAAGCGCATCGACGGCGGAATTACAGTATATAAGATGATAGGCACGCACTTTGTCTTTCGGCAGACGCTCGTACACCTTTTCGCCGTCATCGTTCTTTGTTTCTATCTCTTCCTGTAGCGGTTCGCCGGTATTCACGCGTTTCACTGCATCGGGAATAGTTATACCTTTCAATACTTCCATGCAAACCGCATCGCCGCAAAGAGTGAGATTCACGTCCTTTTCTGCCAGTCCGCCGGTGTAGAACACTGTGCGACGGCCGCATACTCCGCTTTCCGGCTCACTGTATTCAGGTTCGTAGATGATGCCGTATTCCTTGTCGCCCTTCGTGGTGTAGATAAATGCAAAGATAGGATAAAGTTCATGGGCTGTCACCTTTGTACCTTTGCTCTTGCCTTTGCCGGGAGTGATATACGATGCTATCTGCCAGCAGCACATTTCGGTGTGCAGACGCTCGATGTCAAAATTGGAGTCTTTCGCGTACTTGTCGGAAAACTTAGGTCCGAAAGAGTAACGAAACACGGGCTGCCCTTCTTCATCTTTCAGTGCTGCCCTACCCTCTCCCTTCTTATATTCATACATTCTCTCTGTGCGGCATCCCAAAAGCTGCAAGGCGTATGGAGTAAAACCGTCCATGCGCTCCACGGAAGCTTCGGCAGGAAATCCGTCGGGAGAAGAAACTATGCCGTTGCGGTTCTCGTCCTTCAGGCAGTCGGCGTCTATACCGGCTATCTTGCAAAGGCTCTGCATCACCTGGCGCAAGTCGTTACCTTCGACCGACATACCCGAAAGTGCGGCTTCCAGTGCAATGGCTCCGTAACCGCTGCGGCGTTCGTCACGAAGACAGCGCCACGCCGGAGCATTGTACAGCCCCCCACGTGACGAGCCTTTGCTTATAAGGAAATGCGGCTGCCTGTCCGATTTGTGGAACGGGCAGAAATACATCACAGCGCCCTCCTTCTCCTGCTTTGCTGCAGGCTGGAAGCCGTGTGACTGCATCACCGCATTCAAGTCTATATTGTCTAATGTTTCAAATAAATCGCTCATTTTTCAGATAATGGAAAGTTATACATCTTCAGGATTTATTCCCCATAAACCCGGTTGTCGGATAAGTCGGCTGTAAACGTCGGGCGGCCAGTAGTGGTCCGTACATTTCAGAAGTGGAAACGTAGGCCGTCTGACCGTTATCGCGTCCGTTTCGCGGTTGTAATCCATATTGACGAACAGATCCATGTGCCAATAAACATCACAGCAAGCCAAGACTATATCGTGTAGTTCGGGTCTTTTGATACAGACTTTTTCGACAATGAAGTAATTCTCGAAATAAAGTCTATTCATGAATTTATAAACTCCGCGGTAACATTCGTCGAACTCGGCTGCACCCATATCAGCCCTCATTCGTTTGAACCACGGGTTCAGCCGGAAATAATCAGTCCGAAGAAACTTCTTTTCCCCCGTTACCAGATGCAAGCATTCCATACAGCCGACGTTTTTCATTGATAATGTTCAGAGCGGTCCACATACAGTCGTGCTGGCTGTTGTGTTTTGTCAGTTCACTGTACGGAAGGAGTTTACCGTAAAGCTCGTTCACCGGAGTGTCGGGATAAACCAAAGAGAGCGATTCAAGCATGAAAGTACGCGCGTCGCGGATATTGCGGTACTTCCAAGGGAGAGTTTCGGGAGTAAGACCGAGCACCTTGTACATGGCATTTTTCAGTATCGGAATATCGAAGTCACTTCCCTGCGTCCAGATAACAAGCTCGTCGGCCTGGTTCATTCCTTTCAGGTTATCCAGGTAAGCCACAAAATCCTCCAATGCCTGACGGATGCTTACGCGCGGTTTTTCAAGGATGGCGGATTTTGCCGCATCGGGCATTTCAGACCAGAACTTGACAGTCTCCATATCGAAAGCCATTCCAGCCATGGCGCATGATGTCGCGTCGATTGTTTCATAGAAAGGAGCATATTCTTCAGGGCATGATACGCCTTTCATCATTTCATCGAAAGCAGGAACACCGGAGTACCCGTATTTATCATTATCTTGTAGCGACTTCTTATCCAAAACAAACGGCACCGCCGCAATACTGATAATAGCCGCGTCGGGCCTTAAAGACAATGTTTCAATATCCACAACCACATTCAGTTTTTTCATATATATCTTTTTCTTTTGTTGAAAGCCGTCTTGACTTTCAGGTTAATCAAATCGTTTACCGGGAGCTCGTACAAATCATATCCACTGGCAAAAGCCACCTCCCGGCAAAGCCTCCCCAGGTCTTCAATAGAAAAACCTTCGGTATATCCTTCGGTTTTGATTTCAATCCGTTCAGCCACGTAATCACGTCGGTAGGAATCTGTCTTTGTCTTTACCTCACACGAGCTGCACACCCTCATGGAAAGCATGATTTCGCCAATCTTAGTGGCGATTTCAAACGGAAGAATGCGGAAAATGAGCCGATAAGGCTTTCCGTCTTCCCAGTCAATGCAGTAAAAACCAATTCCCATGTCGGGCATCCGCACCTTATCCCTTGCAGGAACACCCGTCCGCGCCTGGCGCACCGTTTCGTTATTGTTCCGCATCCACCGGCGCATTGCCCAATAGGGTATCTTGCAGGCTTCGCAAAACGCAATCAGACTGACGGGCGAATAGCGGTTGCGCTCCCTGTACAGGTCGAACGCCTGCCGGCATTTTTCTTTGGGTATCAGCTTATACTTACACATGTCATTTACAATTTCAATCCCTTAATCTTTGACACCAGATCCGGAAGCGAAGTGGTTTCCGTTTTCCGGTAAATGGAAGTCATAAACTTCCTGATGCTTGCCTTCGAGAGTCCCATCACATCGGCAATGGTTCCTAAATCCGTAATTCCGCGCTGAATGTTCAGCACCACTCTCCTTTCCTGCGGAGTGAATCCGTATTCCGCTTTCGCACCGCAAATAACCTTGTAGCTGTCCTTGTTGCGCTCCGAATATCCGTTCCACACGCAATAGGCAGCATCGCGGCACATGCGCGGGAACTCAAACCGGAACTCCTTACCATCCCAGTCGGGCTGCTCGTCATTCTCGCCAAAGCAGCAGGAAAGAATGACACGCGCCACGTTCAGGCGGTAAGTCCTCAAATCCTTCATCATTACGGCATAGAGCGAACGGTTGGTAAGCCTGATTTTCTGCTCCACGGAGCGCACCACGGAAGGATGCCGTTTCTCCATTTCTTCAATGAGAGAAGCAATGAAGTCGGAAGCTTCAACGGAGTCGAACATAAAGCAGGTGTTCTCTCCTACCATCCGTATCATGATTTCGCCACCCGGCTGAAGGGATGATTCAAACGGCCTAAGCATCGTCCACCTCCTCCGCCAGCAGACGGTCGATAAGGTTTCTGACGCCAGACAGCTCCCACTCCTTGAATGACCATGCAGCAAAGCGCTTCCGCACAGTGGGTCGCGACATGCCCATTTTGCTCATGTAAGAGATAAACATTTCTTTCCGCTCACTTTCGCGGAAGAAAGTTCTCATGTCTGCAAGCGGTTCAATCCCATTCGAGTGGCAATAATCTTTAATGCAGAACTCCACTCCGGCCAGCTCCCACTCCTTGAACCCGTCACGGAAAAAACGGTTGTAAACCGTTCCGCGTTTCATGCCGTAACCTTCAAAAAATGAAAACAGTTTTTCCTTTTCCTTTACGGAGAAGTCGGAAGACTTAGAGCGCCCTCTACCATTAAGTATTTTTGCAAAATACAATTTTCTCATTCGATGGAAATTTTTTAAATTTGAACAAAGATAGTAAATAATCTATACCATTTGTAAAGTTTATATACCATTTTTTTGTGGGAGATTAAATCTTTAACATTTAATTCAAGTTTTATGTACGAATACAATCACAAAAGCCTTACCAGGCATATAAAAAATAAGACTTTTTCACAGCGCACTTTATCCGAATCGACCAATACTTCACGACCGACCGTAATACGCTGGGTACACGGCGAAGACATTTACATTTCCAAGCTGCTGAAAATCTGCAATGAATTCAAAATCCCTCTGGGCGATTTTATTACCGAAAACGGTATGCCGGTATCTCCGCTTTACACTGACGACAAGGACCACACAGAAGCGTTGAAAAGCCTGCCTTCAGAAAAATCCATCAATGTGGCCGAAGTGATGAAATATGAGGAGCAGATGAGGGCGATTAAGGAAGGATATGAAAACAAAATAAACCAGATGGAGAAAGACTTTCTGGAGCGCATAGGCGACATACGTGAAGCGGCCGCCGAGAAATGGGCGAAGAAGAACATGGAATCGCTGCAGTCGGAAAGAAAATCCATTGAAACGAAGTACGAAAAGCGGTTGAAGGAGCAAAGCGATGAGATAATAAGGCTTCGCGAAGAAGTGGCCGTACTTAGAAACCAGCTCAAAAGTCCTTCTCCCAGGAAATACGCCACGTCGGATGTGCTGTCAGAGCAGGATTCGCACGGAACCAGCTTGTAAACTATCCTATATATAAAAAAGAAAAGGGGGCGCGAAACGGCTTGCGTCCCCTAACTTTTTCCCTGAACGGGGAAAAGTGTCGAATACGGCACAAATATACAAAAAAACCTGCACACCTAAAGTATGCAGGCCAAAGATATATACTGAAAATAGGATGTGGATTTACTTTTTCAGTTCGTCTACCATCTTCATGATGCTTTTTATGTCGGCTTCCTTAATGCGTCCGTTCTCAGTGTGACGCTTCAGAAATTCTTTCACGGCCACCGCTATCACGTCCTGATGGTCCAGCCGGTGATAAGCCTTTAATAGCTGAAGCTGCATGAATACATCTTCCTCTATCGCGATGGTCTTTCTGATGATGGTCTTTTTCTTTTTACTCTCCGTTGCTTCCCCAACCTTTTCGGAAGTTTTTTGAGATTCCTTCTTATTTTCAGGCACAGTTCCTTCGTCTGTCTGTTCCGGAACCGCCACCGGCACTTTATCACTCCCCTCTCCCATCGTCTGACTATATGCTTGTTCAGACTGATACATTTCTTCCGGCTGATGCAATGGAGCGGAAAAATCATCGGCTATTCCAGAACCATTTCCCTGAAGTTCTTTTTTTCTCTTCTGCAGGAAAGAGCCCTCTTTGCCTGTCTGCGCACTTCTGCTTTTCTGAAAAGATACCATATCAATCTCCTTTCTTTATTATTCATCTTCGGTTTGCGAACCGATAGTCTTTTCCCAACACTCAGCCGAAATAGCCTTCCAGTTGTCCGGCCTTGTCACATCAAACAGTTCCTCTGCCAGCGTCATGTAATCTTCTGCACCGTTCCCGTTCGGATCATATTCAAAGATATTCTTATAGAACATACCCGCCTCCTTAAACTTGATAGACGAGCGGATTTTCGTATTCAGGAGTAACCCCTCCTCCGAAATTTCCTCTCTGATTTTTCGTGTGATTTTTGTACGGTCGTCGTACTTGGTAAGCAGGTAGCCTTTTATCGTCAAATCAGGATTCACCTGTTCCTTCACGTCCTGAATAGTCATATCAAGTTTGATAAGTCCGTCGATTGACTCACCGGCACATTCCACAGGAACGATAATTTCATCACTCGCGATAAGAGCCAGATTATTCATAAATCCCGGCGACGGCGGACAGTCCAGGAAGATATAATCGAAATCCTCGCAATACTTATGCAGCAGATTTCTCAATATCATATACGGAGACTTGAAGCGGTTGGGCTGAGTGACAAGAGCCTGCTCGATGTTTGAAACCTTTGGGCTTGACGGGATGAAACAGAAATCATCGTTTCCGGCATACCTGTTATATATAGGAGCCGAAAGTTCATTCTTCGTACCCTCCGACAGCATCCATTCATACATAGTCTCCGCATCGCGCTCATTAAACCCGATACGGGTAGTAAGTTCATACTGCGGATCTGCATCTACTATCAAAACGCGTTTGCCGCACATCCAAAGTGCAGCCGCAAGATTAAAAGCTGTGGTTGATTTAGCCACCCCCCCTTTGAAGTTGACCACTGAAATAATTTTTGCCATTTTCTTATATGTTTAAATTCGACACTGCAAATGTAGGCAAAATTTAAAATATATACAAGTGTTTAGGTGATTAAGTGAGAAAATATTTAGGTGTTCATGTGATAATGTGAATACGCACTCATGTGATTACGTGCTTTATCATTTAAGTGAATACACATTTATGTGTGTATGTGTTTACACGTTTAAATGTTTATGTGTCCACGCACTCACATGTGTAAGTGGGCACGTGCGTAAGTGCGTAAGTGAGTAAGTTATTATATGTATAAATGTATATATGCGTAGATGATTAATCACGTACACATTTATACATCTTCACTCACACACTCACCTGCGTGCATTATCACGTAGTAACGCAAATGCAAAATCACTTACACACAAAATCACTTGTAGAAAAACACAAACACACCTGAATGAGCAAACATATATACACCGGAGTGAACAGATGATTTTTCACAAATTCACTCCGGTGTATATACATTTACTCACACAATCACTTACGCACTTGTTTAGGATTTATAAACATTTCGTGCGACAACCGCACGGCACAATAGAAAAATATTTTTGAAACATAAGTAATTTACCCGAAATTTCAGACAATTGGACAAAAATAGCCCATTTTTAGGCTTATCTTTCTGATACATAAATCTTTAACAAAAAATCGTCTGGACAAAACAAAGGGAATTTCAGACAAAACAGCCGTTTTTCGTTGTCTGGCGGTTGCGTTTTTTGTCTGAGAGGGTAGGGCAGACCCTTCTTTTTTGGGGGTGCGGGGGAATTTCGGAGCAAAAACCGATGCAAAGCCAGTCTTCTGCAAATCTTTAAATATGTTTACTCTTGTAATCATTGGTAAATTTCTTTCTCCGATTCGTTTTAAACTTTTTCTGAATATAGAAACCAAAAACAGCAGATTTTCAAAACTTCTTCTGCACGAAATTCTGATAATCTGCTGCGTTTCCATATCACATTTATGTGGTGTAATCAGGCTCATTTCCATCTAGCGTACCTTCTATACCAAAAACAAGCACGCACTGGGCATCAAATTTAAAACGGTTGGCCCAGTAACGTTGCATCCTTCGCGTCTGGTGACGGAACTCCATCGATATGGCCGGACGCTGTGTACTTCCTTCCTTGGCGTTCCACTCCATGTAGCGGATTTTGTAGTCCGCGCTCAAACGGCGTTCCACTTTCCCGATGGGACGACCTTTGCCCACACCCATATCCACGAAATCAAGGTGACGGTCGTAGAAGAAATCTATGCGCGAATTGGATACCTTGTCGGCAAGTATCTGGCCACGGAAAGACTGCATACCTTTTCCGGTACTTTTCCATGATCCGGTACCTGCTTCCTCGTTTATTCCCCTATATCCAGGATACACTTCGTAGGGGAAAATACCCTGCGTTTCGAAGTTATTTTCTATGGCTTCGAGCGCTTCTTGAATGATAAATTCCAACTTCTGCCTTGCAGAAATCGGTTTGACATACCCACGTACCGGCATAGCATTATTTTTTTAGCAGGTCCTTCACTTCGTCAAAATTACGCATGGTTACTTGTCCGTCCTGATAACTTCCTACCAGCACGGGCGAACCGTCATGTTCGGACACGAGCAGGAAATTATATTTTCCTGGAGCCGGGGCAGACAGGTCGCTCACTTTTACTTTCTGGCGAGCTTCCCATTTCAGTTTACGCACTTCCGCTTCTCCCAGTTCCTCCGGTGTCTTTCCGGATTCACGGATGGCCTGATTCTCCGCATCGACAAACCTGCGGCTCCACATTTCGCGCGACTTCTGGTAACAAAACCAAAGTCCGACAGATTTCAGGAAATTAGTCCAGAGTTTCTTGTCGGCATACAGATAGACTAATTTGGTGGATATGTACACTTCCGACTCTTCCTGACGGATGAATATGGTTCCGGAAGTAACCATGCGGTCGACAAACAGCACCGCCCTGTACGGTGCCGACTCCTTCCGCAAAAACTCTACTGCCTGCGCTTCCTCTGAGAGTGGGGTAGGGGGAGCAGAGAAGAAGGTTTTCAGTTTTTTGAGTAGTTTCATAGGATATAGTATCTTTTCCAATTTACAAACATAGTGATACAAAATTATTACTTGGTTTCAGTGGAAGGATTTACTTCAGGATTACGCTTTGCCACATAATATATCCCACTTGGAGGAATTGGCATTAAAGATAAATCTGGCATTTCCTCACCATCTAATTTCTCTGTACTTGAACCGGACATTCCTGAAGCAGACACAACGCAAAGATAGCATAATTCACCATATCGATGTAGTTGGCCGGGATTCCCTCCGATGCGATAGTCTGCCCGTCATGGTCCTCAATCTGCTTTGTGCGGAACACCTTTGTCAAAATTAAATCTGTGATAGTCTCAACACGCATGTTCCTCCATGCTTCTCCGTAATCATGGTTTTTCTTTTTCATTACGTTAAAGCACTCTGCAAAGTGACTATCGTAAAGTTTCTCCGCCAAATCGATTGGCGTATCATTCTTTTCAGAAAACCCATCTTCAAACTGTATCAGTCCGATAATACCATAATTCACGATACCGATAAACTCACTTTCTATCGAATCGCCCACAAGGTTCTCGCCGGAGAGCTGCAGACTACGGATGCGAGCCACTTTGATATATATCTGGTCGGTCACGGACGCCGGGCGTAGAATGCGCCATGCTGCACCGTAATCCTGCAATTTCTTTTTGAACAACTCACGACAGGCGTCAACCACCTGCATATACTGTTTGTATTCCAGTCTTTCTTCTTCTTCCTTATCCATAACGATTAATCTTTAAGTGATACAAATTTACCTTCTATCTTGCAATCACGAATGACATTTGCATTCTCATCGCCAAAAGCTATCAAAATACTGCCACATCCGGGCGCCCCCCCTGCAACCATCTGACCTGTAGAACTTTATTCTGTGGCGCAAAAACTTCATTGCAGATGCTTTCTTGAAAATCACATCCTGAAACATCTTGCTGTCGCACCGGTTGAACAGAAGCGCGATGCCGTTTCCGTGTTCCGCCATGCGGTTGATAAACTGCTCGATGAGCGGACGGGAGTAGGGAGGGTTGAGCCATACACGGCCAAACCACGGCTTAGAAAGTCCGTCGTCGTTCTTATTATACATGGTGGCAGCCGTTGGCCACAGTGGAACTACCGGCGCACATGGGTCGAGGTCGAAAGGGCCCAGCGCATCGAGTATTTCTTTCGGGGTGTACCATTCGTCGGTACTGTTTACTGACTTTTCAAATGTCGTGTTCATGATTGCAAATATATGTAAACAAATTGTTTCTAAATGTCAAAATAAAGTGTTTATTTTACGCCATAAAAATGAGGTTGCGAAAACGTAAATCTGGCATTGAAATGAAAATTCTCTACGAATGCAATAAAAATTTTCTGTAATTGCAATGAAAAAAAATTCTGTCATTGCAATGAAAATTTTCCGCGCCCAGAATGCCTTGTAAAGCAGGTTCCGGTCTGACAAAAATCAAACCGGAATGCTTTACATATTTTAACTGATTAATATTTCTTTCCTCCGTGTTTGAATGGCCGGGATTCGTTGTATTTCATCTTCTGATCGATGAACCAGAAGATATCTATATTGCGGGAACGGCAGAAGGTGAAGATTTCGTCCAGGTGTCCTATTATATTAAATTGGAAAAGGCAAAGATTTTCAATCATCTTATAAACAGACTCCGTGAAAGTTAATTTTGAATATCTTGAAGTTTCATATTCGGTAGGAGTGAGAAGATTAAAATCAGCATTATATACTCCAGCCATATCAAACAGCCTGATACAAGCATCTGCAAGCTCATCTTCAACAGAATCCTTTATATACTCGATAAAGTTTTCTACAAAAGATTTCTCTATATCCTCGCCGTATAAATGCCTCTCTCTTAAATCATCCATTAGTATATATTTAAAAGTATCGACATCAGCATATTTACCCTTTCGGTCCGCTTCTACAGCCTCCATCAGCTCTGATATAACCATGCAAAGCCAATGCTCAACACTTTTCTCTTCTTCATGCCACCCGTGATTAACCGCATTCTGATAGACTTGGTCACGGTAAGAGTTCAAATCAATTTCGTTTATCTGTTTCATATTCCATTATTATTCTGTTCTACTTCAATAAACTCACATTCCCAATCACTCATTGTGTATTCCTTACTTCGTTTAAATCTATATTTATCACGCTGCGACTTAATTTCTTCCATGTCAATAGATAAAACACAGCCATCAGGTTTTAAACTGATAAAGGTATTTACTTCATCAAGACAAACAGTAGATGTGCCACTATAATAGCTAAACTCTTTAAGGATTCTTTCTAAATCTTCCAACATCAGACTGGCATTATCTTTTCCACATACATGTTCAAATTCATCATCTAAATCTTCTCCTTCACACAAGACTATATCTTCATTCTCTATTTTATAAAGATAAGCATGTTCACTTACATCCGGATAATCTTCATCAATTGCATCCCAAACATTGGTTACAAGTATTACTAACGCGTCATTTAAAAAGAATACAGAATATTGTCTATAATCGTCTAAATCGTAATATTTCAATTCGTATGAAGCGATAATCTTCTTCAGCTTTAGAATAAAATCACAAGCTCTAATTTTATTATTTCCATGCTCTGTCATACTCTTCGATCTTTATTTCATACATAATAATGTTACAAATGCGGCCCAGCCGGATAAAGCTACAGCGTAAAAAATGTATCGCACATTTTTAAGGAAATTCAACTTGCGTTCATAATCCTCTGCAAGCCTTTCAGGCTTTTCGTAATCCTGGTTTACTTTATACTGCACCAGTTCTGTAATAAACTTTCTAAGATTGTTTCTCAACTTTTCAGAAATGAAGAAACGTTCATCCTTATACCACACAAAGCTACCGCATTTAAAGTATCTGAAGGAATAACAATCGCTGTCCGTTTTCACGGTTATATCTACGTTAGCTACTCCTTTCTCCTCATAAAGTGCTACGGCCTTTTCTTCAATCTGCTTTTCATTAAGGTTGGCCTTATCTACAAGCTGATTGTATTCTGATTCGTCTATTTGTATGATTCTTCTCATAGCTGTTGGTTTTCATTCAAATATTCCTTATCAATATATCCCAGTTCCTTGAATTTTTCAAAGAGAAAAACGCATCCCTCCGCTTGTCCGAAAATTTGAATATTACGACCATGTTTCTTGAAATGCACACTGATTCTCCTTCTGGCTGCTTCTTCATTCAGATTATTCAGAGCTTCAGTATTCAATGATATTTCTTTCGGAAAAATATAACAAAGCTTATCAAGCGTCCATGAAGGATAACCTTTTTTCTCTTCCATTGTTTTCAATACGTCTGTTCCTGGAGGAAGGAAATACGTTTTTCCTTTTTCATCTATAAGACAGTCGGCGGTTTCGATTCTCAGTCCCATATTAATCAGTCTTTCGGACTGCTCACGCGTAGTTATTGATGTTACATAAAATCCCATAGTTATTTCGATTTTAAATATTCCTTATTGAAATACCCGTTACGTATAAGCCAGCTTATCATGGAAACGCAACATTCCACGGGGCTTTGCTCGATATGTGTACCGACGCGGCAATCGGCCGTAGAGCGACGGATGGAAAGATTATACCCGGAATTGTGAATAATCAGTTCCGGATGATGCGGTTCGAATCCGTCTTTCTTGTCGGGCACCTCGCGGGGAAACATTTCAATCAACCGGCTAAGGCTCCATGCCGGAGAAAGGTGACGATAGTGTAATGCTACTTCAAGGTCGTAATCGTCTCTGGCTATGATTACATGTCCGTCTTCTTCATAATAACCGTCGGCGGTTTCCGGTTTTACTCCGTATTCGAGCAACCGGTTGGATTGTTCGACGGTGGTTGTGGGTAATAGATTGAATTTCATGACAATATTAATTTAAGATTCTCTTAATACTTCTTCTTCCGGATATAATTTACCTCTTAAATTCACAAATTTCCATTATAACCAACCAATCTCTGTGTTTTCTCATTATATGGAATGCAATATTTCCAATCTATACCATTACATCTATATGATTCCGTTTCCCTGGTGTAACTGCTGAATATCGCACACTCCCACTTGTCTTCTTCAGACTGTCTGACTAATACATTGTCAAATGGTTTGAACTGTAGACTTTCGGGTATCTCCAGCATCAAATCAAACGGGTCTTTTATTTTTTCATTAAGTCTGTAACATCCATTACATGTGTATGACGCCGTCAACTCCCTATCATTTTCTACTTCTATAATTGCCGATATAGGATAATTCTCATCCTTTACATTGAATACAATGTTCCTCACATATCCACCTGTGCGAGTGATTATCCTACCTTCTTTATTGTTTCCGTGTATCTGCTTAGCAAGATACAAATCAAACGGTACTACTACTTTTTTCTGTTCCATAATCATTTATTATTGAAATGTTAAATAAATTACTTTCTCATTCCACTTTTACACATTATCTTCTTTTCTTCATCATCCGTTCCATGGCCCGGCGTTCGCGACGGCGCACTTTCCCGTCTTTTGGATTACAACATACCATAGCGGGTGGAGTAGGAGGGGAGGAGCAGGGAGAATGGATTCTTTATCCGGAATATCAGGCATATCCGCTGCTTTTTATCCCATACTCGGACTCTAATAACTTTTCAAGTTCTTCGATCTGTTTTTCACTTTCTTTCGTTACGGGTCTGTGCATAAAACCTACAGCTCCTATGAGTGCTAATAAATTATTATTCATGATTGAAATGTTTTAGTTGTTAATCACCAAATCGTAAACCAGCTTCTTTAAAAATACCGGATAATGTGTCTACCAGTTTCTTATTATCCTTTTCAATGTAATCTTCTGTTTCCAGGTATGGCAAATTTTCAAAGTCTTCGATATTATTTCTCTCAGCCCATCTTCTTAGTCTGTCCATTCCATCCTTGTAAACAGAATCGGGAAGAAAACCTGTATTATGCAAATTCTTTAATTCAATAAGGCATTTCTTAATTTCATGCCGGCACATTTCACGGACCTCATCTTTCGACCTTTCTCCAAGGTGCTTTGACTTCTCATCCATTTGCTCTGAGAATTTTTCAAGTTGTTGTTCTGTTAACGGCTCCGGCTTAGGCCTTGTTCTTGATGATAGATATAAGCCTAATACTATGGAATCGAAAGCATCATCTTCGTCCGAGAGCTCTCTGTTCAATTTCCTCCTGCAGTTACAGCACATATTTGACATATCTTTCAGAATCTTCTGTACCTCTGGTGTGTTCGGGAAATGTATGCGTTCGTTATTGCCGGGTATTCGAGGCAAACCGGATATAAGCTCCATTTCACGTTGATATGTGCTCTTATAATAAATAGGCTTTGCCGTCGAGAAGCCAACGGGAGAGCAGGAAGTAAATTCTCTGAACCACGCCAGAAAATTCTCTTTCCAAACTTTGTAGATTTTATCTACTTCCGTGTATGGAGAAAACTTCCGAAACAAGTCGCGTTTATATTCTTTATCCATGGCCAAAATGTTTGGTTAACACATCTTCTAATTTAGTATTGTCGTCATATACGAAAGAAACACCGTGCATCTGTCCTATAGACAACTTGATATTATGTTTCTCTGAGAACTTATTTATTCTTTTACAAATACGTTCATTCTCAGATTCAGTAATCATTTTATTTTCATACAAAAAAGATCGAGTATTTATCATTAAAGCAAGTTTGCATCTTAAATCTTTATTCTCTTTATTCATGATTGAAATGTTCTATAAGTTCTTCAGGTGTTGCTTTATGGCTTTTATAAAACCATGCTGACTGGCAGCTCATCCTTGTAAACGGTGAATCCCTTTCTTCTTCAATATCAGGAATATAACACTTAAACCAGTAATCACTTTCGGGATAAACAAACCATTGTCCTTCGTCGGTATCGTCACGTAATGCTGCTAAGGCAAGAAAAAGTTCCTGGTTCGTTCCGCAATCAAACCAGGTATTACTCCATAATCCATTTTGGCCCATATACTTTCCTCTGGAATACAGATTCACACCCAAATAGTTCAATTCTTCCAAAGGAATAAGCCAAATTCCTGCACCATTATCGGCGTACTTATATCCCATCTTTTCTAACTTCTCGACGAGCTCTTTTGTGTTCTTCCTTATGATACAGCTTTGCGTAAACATAACTACTTCCCTTTCTTTAACTTCTCGATTAATTTTTCAGCAATTATGACAGACTCTTCTGCTATAAAATCTTCTCCGCTTGCATAAATGCTGCCGTTTGCCGCAAATCCCTGTGCGATTGATATGGCTGCATTAATTTTTATCTGCTCCCAGTCTCTCCATTGAGTATAATCAGTTATTACAATCGCTTCATCGTTTATGACTTTCTGCTCACCAGAAGGAATAATACATTTATAAGAATATCCCTCTGTAGTGTAATATCCAGTCACTATTTCTACTTCTGTTCCTTCTGGAATAAGTACACCATCGTTTGTGGTATAATCTTTATTTAATCTTGCTTTCATTGTCTTATTCTTTTTAAAATTCCTTATTATAAACTGAATCCCTTCCAATCTGTTCATGAGTACGCGAAAGCTCTCTTAATTTCTCTGTCAGGAAAGCATCCTGCTTCAGCTTTTCAAGTTCCCATTCCTTGTTTTCGAGCAACTTTGCCAGGGTTATTCCCACTGCTTCTATTGCATCATCCAGTGTTACGTATGCGGTATGATTTTCTTTGCAGTGAAGACGACATTTCTCGTCAACGAAGTCACCATTTGGCTGCATAGTGAGAGAGTCAGTCTCCCAGCGGTTACGGTCATGGCACCAGACTTTCGCCTTCGAGAAAAGATATTCTTTTGCAATGCTTTTCAAATCTCCATCTTTATTACTTGCTTCAGATTTCGTTTCCTGAACGGGTGTTTTATCCGGTTGCTCGTCGGATTCTTCATCGGATTCTTCATCCGCCATTTCTTCTGACTCCTTCAGCTTTTCTATTACCATATTCACCACATCTTCTGCAGTGGCATTTTCTACTTCCTGAGAGTACAGCTTTGCGTCTTCCACAATGATATTAAACTCCGACTCTATATCCATGCAGATTTCCACCTGATCCAAGCTATCAAGTCCGGCATCATCACGTAATGCAGTGTCTTCTTTTATTTTTATATCGGCGTATTTCTCAATGATGCGAAACACCGCTTTTCTGATTTCACTTTTTCTCATTTTTCCTGAAGATTAAGATGTGTTGTTTTTCCAGTTCTTCCATTATTTCACGGAAATTGCACTCCGGTTTCATGGCTTCTTTTCTCTGTTGTAACGTTTTCTCTGCAGCACTGCGTACAGCTTCGTCCGATACTTCTTCAAGTGCTTTCCGAAACTTCTCCCTGAACTGATATTCCGATTCAAATGCGCTGTCCGCTTGATGGAACAGTTGCTCGAAACGGTTTTCTCTCTCAACATGGTGGGAGGGGAGAATGCACATTATTACGGCTATTATTGTGTCTTGTAACATAGCTGTTATTCTTTTAAATCATCCGTTGGATGAAAATCTACGTATTCAGGATTCCTTTTCGGGAAATCCTTGTCTGCTGTAGTGATAACTCCGTCGGTTATCACCGTTATCTCTCCCTTAAAATCGTCTATCAGGCTGCGACGGAAACCGAGGCGTTCAAGTCCTGCAATCAGGGTGGGGGAGTTGTAGTTTATAAAAGCCTGTATTTTATTCATCTTCACGCACACCATTAATTAATCTTTTTACAATAAAATCCTTTACTCCCTCGCAAGAATAGCATTCTACGCTCTTGATGTATTCCGGTGCAATAAACTGGGTAGATGACACAAAGTATTTTCCTAAAAACCTATACGTGTAATATGTTTCACGTTTTTTGGCGTCAGGATTCAAAACCTTTACCCGATAAAGATTATTGTCTATATCAAATCTTGCCAGGAATCTGTGGAAATCTTCATAACCGACGGAACTTTCTTTCTTATAGAACTCGCTAAGTTTCTCCTTGCACTGGTCATGCAGGAATCTTATCTGGTCAGGCTCCAGTTTATGAAACACATTATCTATAAACTTATTCCACAAATCCTGCCTCAAATGGCTGCCGCGTGCTGCGCTTTCGAGCAACCAGAACATTTCATGTTTATCTAAATCTATGAGCATAACCTATACAAACACCTTACTTTTACTCTCAAACACCATTTTCTTGTCGTACACCACAGCTACATGGACTTCCGCCTGACAGCCTTTCGACGAGTGCCAGCCGTTGCACACATAGATGCCGTCGCACTCTATCAGGGCTTCGATGTCGCGCCCCATGTAGTAGGAGTATGGACGGTCTTTCTCGTCGCACACGTCGAAGGGGGTAATGGCTTCCACTCTGTCGTTCTCTATTCGCTGCTTCACTTCCTCCGCGCGTTTCTTCACCTGTTCGATGTCGTGCCCTGAGATAGGCAGACTGATATATACTTTCGTCTTTTTCATCAAATCCACAATTTCCTTAGTTTAAAGATTCCGAAGCCGATTAACACACCATGCGCCAATATCCCGACTCCTATAAGATATTTCTCCCACCAGCGCATTTTTCGCTCCACTTCCACTGTCCTGACTTCTTCCACGCTGCTGCTGCGGTTCACGGTTGTGTCTGCCACAGGAATGTACACCGTATCGCGGAGAACGTCGAAATCTATCATCAGCTTGCCAAGCGAATCGAGTTTGAACTTCAGACGCGCGTTCTTGCTGCATTCCTGTTCGTACCAGTCCAGAAGAACACGTCCGTTTTCATCGCACCGCATGAGGGCCTTTATCCTGGCCGAGTCTGCCGGCGATACTACCGGTACCACGCGGTTGCGGATTACCGTGTCGGACTTCAGGGTGACGATGCGCGTGGTGCCGGTCTGCGGCGTGCGGCACCCGAAGAACAGGGTAGCAGATAGGAGGGAGGCGGCCACTATTACAGGCATTCGCTTCATGACTTCACGCCCTCCCCGGCTTCACTGGAATTGTAATCTTCGGGATTCACGCACACGTAATCGGCGTTCAGGTAGTCCATCTGGATATGAAGCGGCCACCAGTTGTTGAAATGTTTGGGGAATGATCCCATACCCACAGATTTCAGGTTCAGGCCTTTCAATTCGGGGTACAGCTTTTCGTTCTTCTTCTTCTCCATGAGCCATGCCTTCAACTTTTCCGCTATCTCCACCGCCAGATATTTGGCGTTTGCCGCGTTCAGGTCCTCACGGTAGGGAGAAGTAGTTTGCTCCTGCGGAACGAGTATGAAGATGTTCGCCAGATAGTAGGTACCTGCTCCGCTTTCGTTGGACGATCCTTCTATCTGTGTGCTGAAAGCCACTACGGGAGTCTTGATTTTCGTCAGGCTCAGAATGACGGGCTTCAGGTCCGAAATGCTGTCGATGCGGAAGAACCGTTTGCCGGCCGCTCCTCCTTCGGGATTGTGGGACACGAGCTTGAAGTCCGCAGCCCACTGTTCTATAAGATTGTCTAATCTGTACATTAATTATATCTCCTATAAAAATCTTGAAGTTTCACTGATCTCTCAAAATTCTTGCGTATGCGTTCTCTTCGCTCTTCCTGCGTCTCCGCTTTTTTCTCCGGCTTCTGTCCGCCGGCCTGCTCGATGACAGACTTCTGCGAAGCCTTGTTTATCCGGTCAATCTTATGTCCCCAGCGGATTGCAGCCAGCAAAGCGCCCGCATACATTTCTTTTTCTTCCTTCGTGGTGAGGAAGGAAACATTGCGTGTCATGCGCAAAGCCTTCTCCACGTCGGTCTCCTTTTCCTTCGCCACGTTTCTCATACCATATTCACGATACACTTTGATTTTTTCTGCCAGCGCGTATGCTCTCTCACGAGGTGAAAGCACCGACAAGTCCTGCTCCAAAACCTGTTTCAATTCCTTAGCGTCCATCTTTCCTGTTCCAAATAACGGCAATTCGCCACTTCAAAAAATAAATGATTTTTTCACGATAACCCGGACCGCCCCGCCTTATGTAGAAAGGAATGAGGTACAGTCCCGCCGATTTTTCAATGTGTAGTCTCATGTTCTATTCGTATTAAGTCCTTCATAAATGCTCGTGAAGGCCGATTCCGTCAGTATCTCGTGCGAAAAGCTGCTGTACGCCGGAGCCTTGCAGAAGAAATCGCCCGCTATGTTGAAGAAGAAATACACGGGCTGCCGTCCTTCCACGGGTACACCGGCATATTGGTTGCTGGTGAAGGGTGGGAGAGTGGGGAGGCGGTTCACGGCCTTGTACCATTCTATTGCCTGCTGGCTCTTTGATTTTAGCACAGTCACGATGCGGAACTTCTTTCCTCCAAGTTGCATGGTGATATATTCGTCGTCGCGCTCCTTATCGCCGGTCAGCTTGTAACCGCACATCTGCGCGGCCGATGAAATGGTAAGACGGTGCTTTATCTCCAGCCATGTGTAGTGCTGGGAGCTGATAAGCACATCGGTACGACCCAGATGCTTTTCTGTCTCTTCTTCGGTCATCACCAGGTCTTCGCTGTCCACGTTGAGCTGATACAGTTTGTCGAGCTGACACTTCGATTCACCTTCCTTCTGGGTAATTACGTCCACCTGCTTGAAAACGGACGACTTCGGCTTTCGTTCGAAGCACATCAGCCCGATACCGCCGAATTCCGCCGTGCTGTCATGATAATATTCCGTGACTCCCATTTCCAGGGCCAGCTCTTCGGCCTTATCTTCACAGGTTATAATTGCTTCCACGAGTTTTTTCATGCTTTCCGCTCCCTCACTTCCTGCAGGGAACCGGAAATAAACGGTCTGTTTCTTTTCCATTTTGTATGTTTGGGTTTTTATTCTATATTCATACTCTATCTACTCTCGTAAAATTCGGATTGTTATACTTTATTTCCAGTGCCTTACGGGCCTTTACAAGTTGTGAATAACCGTTTAAGCGATTCTTCACCGATGCGAAAAACAGGTTGTGACGACTCATCTTCCGCATCCACTCCGTATCTTTTCTCAACCCCAGTTCCGTAGCCTTACGGTTGATTGTTCTTTTCGACACACAGAACAAAGAAGCAAGCTCTTCATTCGTAGTGACGGGAAACAATTTCCTGAAATCAGCTATCATCTGCGGATTCCAGTATTTCCGCTGTAGCCCGTTACGGTATTCCACTATCTGCCGGGCTTCCTTGCTGTATCTTACTCCGTCCGAACGGTCTGCATGTCTTTTTCTGTAGAGCTGCTTATTGTATTCGGAGAAGCAAGAGAGACATACTTTCCTTCCTTCCACGAAATCCTCTTTCGGTTTGGTGTGGCCGCATACGCGGCAGGTCTTGTAAGGTCTGGTTAAATTCATATTCTATACGGCTTTTTTCTTAAACCTGTATTCTTTTCCTATCTCATTTCCAGGTTTGAATGCTCCGGGATAACCTTTTCGCTTGCTCTCTGCCTGTGCCATTAACCTGTGTTCGTCCCATACACCTTGAATCCATTGCGGATTTTTCTGTAAACCCATCTCACGGGCCTTGCGTATCATGGTGCGTGGAGAAACTCCTAATTCTTCTGCCAGTTCCTTATTCTTTGTTGTAGGGAAATGCTTTTGCAGGTAGCTTATCATTGAAGGAGACCAAAATATGCGTGTGGAAAGTCCATTGTGTACCATTATCCTGCCATACGATTTATGATAGAAAGTGCCGTCTTCCACCTTCAAGTTCTGCCGGTAATATTCACGCTTGTACGCCCTGTAACAATCCTTGCATTCAGAAGCAAGCGTTCCGTCAATGCGCCGGTAAAAGTCACGAAGCCATAACTTCCTGCCGCATTTGGTACATACTTTCTTTCGCTGTTTTACTTTAGAATTATCCATTTTCAAAGCTGATTAAACATAATTAGGTTTATGTCAAACTCTTTTTTATCTGATTTCTTTTTCATACTTTCATGATTTTATTCTTTCAGGCAACTTTGGAATGTTTCCCAGATATTCTTCTGCACAAAGCTTCGCAAAGGACGCGAGCCATATTTACCTCTACGGCATTCCCGATAAACTTCTTCTGGTCAGCTTGCGTACCGACAAGAATATAATTTTCAGGGAATCCCATAATCTTTTTTAGCTCGTCTATGCGAAGCATACGCATCTTTATGTCTGCCAATCCATAGAGAATCATAAATTGCTTGATTTTTACAGTCATCGGGCTGTCATCCTTGTCTATACAGATACCGATGCCATCTTCAGTATTTACAAGGTAAGGAGGCATTTTATCCATTCTTGCTATAAGCGTGAAGCATGGAGATTCAACGGAACCTCCTGCACTGGCAAATTGCAGATTCATCAGGAAGCTTTTTCTTTTGCATGTAACCAAGCTGTATTTTGGATTTGTGGTAATGGCTCCTAACGGTTTTTCTATGGAAGCTGCACTGGAAGCGCCAAACTGCTGGTCGATAAATACGGGTGTCAACAATGCAAGCCTGTCTTTTGTGGTCACAGTCGGAGCAGGACTATCTACCGAATGGTTGTTCCCGTTACCGTAGTAAGCTGTGACAAAAGTATGATGATCTTTGCAGGTAATTGTTCCGGCAGGTTCTTCAACAGAAATATTCTTGCTATCAGGATGCCCGCTGTATTGCTTTGACAGGAAAGAAACCTGCACTTTTGCAAATCTGTTTGCTGTAGTAACCACTCCTACTGGTTCTTCGATGGATGTACAAGTGTCTTGTGGTCTTACTGTATTGTAACGGGAAATAAAAGCGTCTTTACCTCCGGCCACAAATTTAATCAGACCGGCATAAATACGTTCAAGCGTATTCTCTGCCAATGGTTTCTTCCTGGCGAATATACTTTTACCTTCGTCCGTAAAGTCCAGAACATCCTTTACCGGATTCCACTTTTCAAGTCTTCCCATCATATCCGTTTTACCATCCTTACAGTGTGTAGCATCCGGAAATACTATAGGAAGACCACTCTTAGCAAAAATTCCGAAAAATCTCTTACGAGTAGTATATGCTCCATAATTAGCTGCATTCAGTATTCTCCAGTCAAAGTCATATCCGTATTTCTTTACATTTCGTTTCCACTTCTCATAACAACGACCTTTATCTTTGCTTACCGGATGACCTTTTTCGTCCATGTCTCCCCAGCTCATAAATTCTTCCACATTTTCAATCTGAATATAGTCAGGGTTTATGGCTTCAATGTATCGGAAAAGATGTTCGGCCAGCGTCCGGCTGTCTGCATCGCGCGGCTGTCCCCCTTTTGCCTTGCTGAAATTGGTACATTCCAGCGAAGCCCACAGAACTACATACGCATCCGGATATTGCATTTTCATCTTCTCTACATGCGCGACCAGTCCTGAAAGCTCCAGCGTTCGGATGTCCTCTGTGAGATGAAGCGCGTCCGGATGATTTGCCGCATGGCTGGCGATGGCATTAGCATCGTGATTTACACAGGCTATTACTTTTGCGCATTGTGATTCGTTGACACGTGCATTTTCTACACCGGTAGAAGTTCCTCCGGCTCCACAAAAAAGGTCGATGTATAGTAAATTTATCATTCTAATTAATGTTATCTGTAAAACCTGAAGTGAGAATGCGTACCTTTCGGACGGACATTCCTATTGAATTTTGTATGCTGACGGCCGACGGATTTCATCACGCGGAAAAAGTCTCCTTCAAAACGGCGGTAATACGGAGCACTGGACAGAACTTTATGTTTCCCTCCGCGACTTATCCCCAGAATTTTCATAAGCTTCCTGATCTCCGTACAGCGAACGCTGCACGTGATTGAATACTCTTTGAGTGAACGGCATCCTTCATCGACAATCCTATCGCTATCGGAAGTAGTCGGCCCCACTTTATCCGTTTCATCATAAGGCGACAAGACTATCGGATTTTTCTGTGTATTAATCTCCACCAGCTCACCATCTTCCTTTGCTACATATATCTTAGCAGTAAGACCAACGAAAGTCCCTGTATATTCTGTTTTATCTTCCGTCATAAATTCTATCTGTTCTTTTACTCAAAATGATTTCTTTTCTTTACCATTATGGGATAGATTCTTTAATTTTTTGGCAAAGTTATCTATAATTTACCGCTATATTGTAAAGATTCTTATGTTTTTGAGCATGAGAGAGAATGATTATAGTAAAATTTAAGATTTTTACAAAGATTCTTTACCACTTTGAGCGTAAAAACGGATGATAACTGCATAAAAAATCAGCACAGCTCTGAACATAGAATGCTCTCGGCTATGCTGAAACAAGTCATTGGAAACAAAATTTTACTTTATTTCTGCATCTTCACGTAAATATTTTTTTTCAATAAATCCTTTCTGAATAAGCCAGATTATGATACTTATCATTCCACTTACGTAATCTCCATTGCACCGGACAAATATCAGATTACTTATGTGTTCTCCATTCTCCTCATGGGAATAAGCTATAAAATCTCCACTAATGTGGAACAGATAGTCATTAAATGTTCCTTGCGGCGTAATGATACATTTCGGAACGAGCGCAATGAGTCGGGCCAGTGACCATCGGAGCTGCGCGACTTTCTCCTGTTCGGGAAGCAGAGGGGGGGGCTTGTCGAGAATGATGTATTTCCCGCCGACATACATCACATCGCATGTGTCAGTGGACATCCCCCACAATGCCAGGCGCATGGATTGAAAAATATCCGTGACGCTTCTTGAGTTTTTCCAAAGCTCTTCATAATCTGTTCTTTTTTCAACTGGCTTCGGAGGCTTGGGCGGAGGTGGTATCTTAGCCCATGCCGCTTCCCTGAAATGTCCACACCTTGCACATCTATATCCACCGAGCGCCATCTGGTATCTGTGACCTAATATCCGGCACCAAATATTCTTTTTACTCATAAATATTCTATAAAAATCTATTTACATTTCTTTTCTATTTTCTTGAACTGCAAATACTCGTTCATTGCCCGATCGAAGAGGGAGAGCATTTCTTCTTTCTTCTCCTCCGGGATATAGCCCGTGTCGATAAGTTGCTGAAGGATGTTGCCGGTCAGCTCGCGGCCTTTCGATACTGTTTTATGCAGGCTTTTCACCGCCACCACGTACGATGACGGGAAAAGCTGGTCTGCGCGAAAAAGTTTTATCATCTTTCGGAGAGTTTTAAGATACTCAAATCTTCAGGTCGTTTATAAGTTTCTTGATGTCGTTGTCGAGGTTGTCGGCTGCCTGGTTCATGCCGTAGCTGCGGAAAATGTCGCGCATCTTCGTAAGTTGTTCGATGTAGCGGAAGTGAAGCATGAGGGATTCAAACTTTGTTTTTCTTCGCTGTTCGCGTATGGCGATAAATGAGTAGATGAATATTGCTATTCCGAGCAAAGCCCATATTACGTTTAAGATGAATTGTGTTGTTATCATTGTTTGTCCTCCTTAATGTTTTTAATAATTCGTAAATAATAATATCACTTAGTCATGCAAGTTATTTTAAAAATGTTGTCATTTGAACAAAAACTACACATTGAAGTGAACGGAGAATAAACTCTTCCGCACTTAGGACATATCCAACCTTGCTGACCAAATATTCCTGTATTTTGAATTGCTGAATTATCCTTTTCTACCCTTGCCATTCTCACAGCTTCCAAGGCGGTTTCTTCTGATACAGTATAACAAAGCTGTCCTCCTGGGTAATCTTCACGTCTTTTTGATTTTATATATTCTTCTGGTGTCATTTTTTTAGTCTTCCTTTGATTTTGGTTTATACTCGTCTGTTTCTTCGTCATATTCATAGCAATCAGGGCAGTAATGTTTTCCGTCTATTTCAGTCCAACCGGCTTCTTCTGCATCTTCAAAAGCCCGACTTCCATCTGTCCAAGCTACATATCCTAAATTTTCGTTTACGTGTGTCTTTCCACATCTGTCGCATACACATGCGTACATATCTACTTTCTGTATCATTTCTTTTCCTCCTTTAAATTAATTCTTTATATTATAAAAACATCCACGGCATTATCCGCTTCAAATCACGGAAATTGGGAGCATACGATTTATATTTGTCCGTTGCTTCCACGAGTCGGAACCGGGTGTTATCGTATGTAGTACAGCAATATTCGGTAAGGTAAACACCTCGTTCTCCGTTTACACAATAACGGCCTTTCGATTCCTTCACATTGATTGCATCTGTTGCAACCGTAATGCAGACATCGAAATCCACAATTCCTGACAGCCTGTGTTTGGCTTTCTCAGGGTCTTCCGTGAACCAGCAAAAGCCGACGGATGTAGTTGCCTTTCCGCGGGTTTTGCTGTGATCCTTATTGTTCACAAGCCGGTCTCCACGATTATAGCTGTCAAATTCTTCCTGGGAACAAAATCTGTGTAGTATCATGTGTCAGTCCTCCTAAATCAAATCACAGTTTTCACATCTTACCCATTGAATGCCTGTTTCAACATGTCCGCACTCTTCACATTCTATTTCTTCGGATTCAATCCCGATAAGATTTTCTTCAAAATCTACAGAAATTAAATCTCTTATTTCGCCCTTGTATCTCACCTTCATTCCTGCATGAAATCCAGTTTGACTAAATTCTTCTATTGTCATATATCACTTATTCATTTTTATTTCTTCAACTAATTGTTTTGCAACCTTTACACGATGCTTATTCGGTTCCCATCTGGAATAATTCTTACAGCCGGAACAGATTTTCGAGAGAGGTTCGGTAGAGCCTCGCTCATGCTTACAGCTTAAACATGACCTACATACAAACCGTCCTGCAAGAAACTTTATTAAGGCTTTTTCCTGAACCTCTGTGAATTCTATTTTTGCCATAACTCAATCTATTATTTCTATCTTTGAAAGCAAAGCTCCAAACCGAAGCGTTTCTCTAATCCCTGCTTGCTTTATATACTCGTCTTTCACAGAAAGAAGTTTATCATACAAGGGTATATAATCCTGACTTTTCTTTAAATCCATACCGACAATAAACATATCCCATGCCTGCATATCCATTTCGTTATTCAGTATAATATCACATGCATGTTTGTTATCGCCATTGTTTAAAGCTTTAGCCAATTCTACTTTTATTTCCCATTCCATAGCTTAGTCCTCCAGCAATTCAGGATTATCTATTTTATTTCCTATCACTTCTATATTCATTTCATCCCACCATGAAGAATGCGGCTGCTGCCATATATCGCACCATTCCTGATTTTTAAAATCACTGATATTCGCAAGGCAGAACGCGGCTCTCTCCGGGATAAACTTCACCAGCTTGGGGTAATGTCCATTGACGGTTATAATGTCGCCGTCAAAAATCTTTGTGAGTTTATTGTCTTTGCGACCGATGAACTGACCGACGGATTCAGGCCAAACTACACATGATGATTTCTTTGGAACAGGAAAGCTGTCTTCTATCGTGGTAATGACAGGATAATGCTTCGGAAAGACCGTAAGCGAACCTTCAACCCAGCTACCTGTTCCTATGTCCTTTCCTCTGAACAATATAATTCCATTCTCAGCCATAAATCTTCATCTTTTAATACATACAATATTCCTGCATTCAAAGCTTCCCCCATTGTCTCATAACTTTCCTCAGAGTGCATTTCTCCGAAAATCATAAAAGAGTAACGTATAACCTCCTCCGTATTCGTCATATCGTCCGGATCGACATACTCCCAAGTGGCATCAGGAAGCAGAATGGTGTTACACTTCTGCGCAATCCAATCTCGTGCTTCATATACGGTAGGCCTTGGATAAACATCGTTCATATACCCATGCTTTCGCATTTGCATCTGTGCGCACAAATTCATCATGCCTACTTTCCCGCTCTTCTCATAATATAACAAAGTTAGATAGTCGAAGCCTCTTTTCTGAAGCAGCTTTGCCACTTCAAAAGATACATAGTCCTGGTTTCTCATTTCTCCGGCCTAACAGATTAATAACACCTTATCCTTCAATCTTCTTTTTCTCTCTCAACAAGTCTATCAATTCTACAGCCGGTAAAGATGTAGCCATAGTAAGAGCAGCTTCCCAACCTGCTTCAAAAGTCATTTCCATAACCTGTCTTAAAGCTCCCCTTGCATCAGGATTCGACATTACCAACATGCTATCTATTCTCTCTATTGCTTGTTTGGAAAGCTTTGCTTTCATTTCATTCATATCCATAATAAATATCTTTTTAGAAGTTTTTATTTATATAATTCATTCTCAACCAGGTTTATGAATATTCCAAAAATGACACCTATAAAGATTGTCGAAGCAAGGAACATCCGGAATAGTCCGTCGGGTAAGTTCCAGATATCAAGTCTACCGGTGCAAAAGGCATAAATGATGTATGAACCGATGAATCCCAACAACTCCACTATGAGGGTGTATTTATATTTTCGTTTCATGGCTTAAAAATCTTTTTCTATATATCCGTTTTCCAGACACCAGCAAAGCATTTCGTATGCGGCATCGATAAGACTAATTTCTTTTACTGATATTCTCTTTATTGAATATAACGCTCCGCTTTCGGCCATATAAGAATAAGATATATCTAATCCTTGATAGTCTATCATTAAGAACCATTTATGGCAGAATACATCTATATCAAGTTCCTTGGGTAGCAAATCGATAATACCCTGCAACGTGAACACCGGGAATGTTTCTACTTCATACTCAAACAAAGAGCTGGGGGTAGAAGTGTTGAATATATGGCTATCTGAATACTTATCTCTCAAAGAATCTACATGTACAAGGAAAGAGGCTCTTTCTATATTCAGACCTAATTCCTTCAGGTGCTTCATCTGCTCTATGCTTAATACTTGTTTGCTCATAGCTTTACATTTGGAATTAAATCTTTTTTGTATGCCCACATAATTACAGGACTATAATACTCCTCCCAATCATCATCGTAATCGACAATCTTCCCGTTCTCCAGAAGAAGCATTAAGTCTTCATCGTTTCCCGCTATAATGCTTCTATCATTCACATCATGCCATATACTGTTTTTATGCCATTCAGCCCCGGCCTTAAAGTCTTCTACACAAAAGTTAAATAAAGTATTGTCGCCTTGTTCAACTTTCATTTTTTTATTCCTGTCGTCAATTTTATAAAGAGCATAATCTGTTGCATCTTTAAACTGTAATTCGCTCATTTTCTTTAATTTTTAAATCCCCATTTCCCGCTCGTCCGATTTCCCACTACTACTGTTTCATCCTTGTAGCTCGTACTGCAGACGCAAGCAAGATTTACGCGGAGAGGTGGTGCCGTTATCGTTTGTCGAAGCCTGCCTTCTGTTCCACTTCGGACAATACTATTTGCTGTCGGGTGTGTAGGGATAGGTATTATTTATGTAGTTTTCTCCTTTCTGTTTTTGTCATTACTTCACCACACCGGCTGCAATATTCAAAAGTTTGCTTACTGCGTTTACGGTATATCTGAGGACGCCGTTTTCCGCCTTTCCTTCCGCGATTGAAACGCCGTATGCCGATGTCATAAGCGTCAAGAAATGAATAACATTCCCCATCCCATTTATGGCCGAATATCCGGCAGATTATCGGAGCGATGTGTAGGTAATAAAACTTATTCATGAATCATCTACATTAAAAAATCCAGCTCCTTACAAAATGATAAATATCTATAGAAGCATATCCAAAACAAATACCAGCAAACAAAAAAGTAATCACTAAAGCAACACCTAACACAATGTAGCGCGACCACATAGTAGAAGGCTTCACCTTATCGATGTAGCAGAACAAATAGAAAAGTCCCACTATGGCCCACTGTATAAGCATGGCGGCAATTAAATTTTCTGATAATGTGTCTGCAAAAAACTGTCTTAAATTAGTCCATTCCATCATTCTATTTCTTATGTCTTAACCGGACTATCGCATCCTTGCGCGAATAGGCCATCACTTTCTTACCTTTGATACAAAACTCTTTCAACTCACGATGGGATTGTTCCGGCTTATAATCGGGGTTGTATTTCGGCTTCTGAGGGAACGAAGAAGCAAACACTTCTTCCGGATTCCCCGACGCGGCCATCCCCAGGATAAGGGGAAGCAGAAAAGATTTCATTCTTTTGTTTATCATTGATTATTCTCCTTTCTCAGCAGCTTGCTGACAATGTAGTTCAAACTGTCGACCCGTTTCTTCAGTTCCTCATTCTCTATTATCAGTTCAGAGACAGACTTTATGTAGTCAATCATGTCCGGGTCTATCTTGTGGTACAACTCATTTACTCCCTGTATGCGGAGCAACCTGGCAATCTCAATCCTTTGAGACAAAACTTTTGCCTTTAGCGAATTGTAGGAACCGCACTCTTTCAATTCATCGAATGCGGATTCAAGCATCCCCAGTCGAATCATAGATTTAGCGTAATATTCCTTCCTGCGTGCGTCATACTTCTTGTAGTCCTCGATAATCCTTTTCAGTTTTACTATCTGAAGGTCTTTCTGATTTTCCTCACTATACCGGAGAGGAATCAGCGTTTCCAAAGGTTGCGGGTGGTTATTTCCATTCTGGAAACACCCTTTCACTTCAGTAGGTTTTACTGATTTATCCGGATGCTCGTCTTTCAGCTCTATGGTCAGGTAATAATCCATACGTGACCATCCGCCAGAAGCATAAGCTTTCACTATCTTTGAGTCCAGAAGCACGTCGGCAAAATGCTGTTTCAGCAGTCTTCCATGCTTATAATCCGTTCTGACTCCTAAATTCTTCAACTCAAAATATCCCCACTCTCCGGGATGCGTCTTTAAAACTTCTTCTATAAACTCCCTTACGGTATATTCATTACTGAATTTCACATCGTAACCGGCAGTACAATCTCCGCCGGTGGGTGTCGCTTGTGTTAATGTGAACATAGGTTATTCTCCTTTTTGTGTTATTCCAAAATCAAAATATCACGTGCATCGATGTCTATCAGATTGTTTTCCATATCCTCATTGAAACAATAGTGCAACACCCATAACGATCCACCTTTTGTACGATAACATGCTTTCCACATCTTCCCGTTATAAAGTGCTGTAGGTTGCGAATCTGTATAGTCTTTCAGCTTATCGAAAGCTTCCTTCGACATTACTGCATATTCATCGTCCACCAGTATTTCGGCTGCATCAGGCTGTTCCCAACCCTGCCCCAATCGGTTGGTTATGGGAGGTATTTGTATCAGGTTATTCATAGAATTAGTCTTTTAATAATTCAGATAAATTCAAATCCTCTTCTTTTAATCTTATCTCTAAAGCAAAAACTCTTTCTGCAATCAGGCTAACATATTTCAGACCAGATTCATCTAAAAGAAAATTCACATAAGAAGAAGTAATATCATTGGTATAAATACAGCTATAATATGTTTTGTCATCTTCCTTATACAATAAAACCACTCTCCTTCCCTTAAATTTAAACAGGAAATCCTTTAAATCTTCTTCAGTAAATCCTTCCTGACGAATTGTAAATCCCAAAGAAAAAAGTCCGGATTTATGGTTATAACTTCTTAATCCGATGTTTTTTGAAGTATAAACTACACATGACGACTTTATCCTGTACTTACTGAAATAAGCACCATCTTTCAGTTTAAATGTACCAGTAGCAAATTCTTTTCCTCCACATTCATTCGGACATTCCAGTACATCATCTGCAAGACATACAAGAATTGTAGCATTGAAATCTTCCTTCCCGGTATCCGGAGCTTCTATAGGCGTTTCAGTTATCTGCTGCATCAGACATTCAGAGTAACCATATAGTTGTCCGGCTGCCCATGCCTGTATATCAGGAGAAGCAAGGGAGAGAAAAGATTCTACACTGGCAAACAAGGCTTTCCATGTTTCCATAGGGCTGGGATTGAACTTGCTGGTATCTAATTGCGCTACATGAATATCACGAGCTATTATACTGTCTATTTCATTGCGACATTCAAGAGGTTCTCTTTGCGTCCGGCCGTTTGCATCGCACAAAATAAAATCTTCATGTACCATTACACAATGATTTTCCTTATACTTTCGTACGGTATAAAAATAAGAATTCGCTGCTTTAGAAACATTATCTATAATAACTACCTGCCCCGCAAGTGGACGGACAAAATTAAGCACATCGTCTTTATAATTCATGGCTCGAAGCTCTTCTATACTTCTCATTACCACAAACTGTCCTTTGATATATTTCGGTAATTTGTTTTCCATATCATTTCTGTTTCGTAAGTTCCAAATATTCCAGGTTACTAATCTCTATCACGTCGGAAGGAAAATCGAATTTCTCCGGCTTGTCTGTGATTATGAAGAAGTAATCTTCGGAGGAGTAATCAAATCCGCACATGTGAAACGGGTCCTTACCTCCTACAATCTTATCAAGCTCAAAACGCTGAATGGATTTAGAACGAAGCTCTTCCCAGTCTTTTTTGAGCTGCTTGTCTTTCGGGTTCTGCTTAGGCAGGTAGGCGTTTGAAGCACAGCCTTTCTTCCAGTTGTTTTTATCTACATGCGAACTGTCTTTAAACACTACATCACCTACATGGGCTAAATACATTTCATAACTGTAAAATCCTTTTATTCCGTACTTCTCAGCAAACTCCTTTTTCTTGACTTCAAAATCGTTATATCTTTCTACCAATTCCGAAAGCTTCTTCCCAGTTTCAGAATCCTTTGCTGTTTTGTAATATCTGTCCATAACTATTTATCGTTTAAGAAATTCAATAATTCCGCCCGAAAGTCTTTCGTATTCCTTGTCGGAAATCTCTTCCAAATCATCGGGCAGAAGTTCCGGTTTATACTCGCAATTAAAGTAGAATACGAACACATCAAAACCTTTCCGGTTTGAAACGTATTCCAATACTTCCGTTCCGGCTGGCAACTTCAGCATTTCTGCTATTTCTGACTTCTTCGGGAAAAGTTCATTAATATCTTTCCATATCTTTCGAAGATTCTCATCTGCTGCATCTTCTTTCGGAATATACCAGTCATCGCGGATATTCTCCCAAAGGCTCATGTCGGCTTCGTCCGGATCAAGCTGAAATTCATGTTTATCAGCAAATAATCCGTCAGACAAATCACCTGTCACCCCGTAATCATTATACAGGGCATCGTAAGCGATATAAATATGATCATCAAAAGCCTTCTCCAGTCTGTCGTCAATAAGCTTTGCCGAAGCTGACTTGCATGATGTTTTTGCGAATACAACCTTTCCCATACTCACTTCTCTTTAATCTCTCTGATACTTTCCATAAATTCCGGATGATCGAGCATATTTGCCAGACCTCTGCCGTCTTTAGGAATGATTTTCTGTTTCTCCCACATTTCATGAAGAGTTTCTTCGCTGAAAAATCCCATGGGGAAAATATATCTACTGAATGACTCCATATCAACGTGTTTGATTCCGTGCTGCCAGCATTTGTACTGCATGTAGTTACAGTATTCCACTGCAATACCAGGACGATCAATCATGCAGCCCAGAAACATCAGCACAGCATTGTTGGCTGTGAATGTGTGAAACTGTTTTATTCTATTATGTACAAGAGACATCGCAAGCATTGTCTTACAATACTGATCATTGTTTATCTTATCTTCTCTAAGCTTTATTCCTACAAAGATTTTTGTATCTTCTTCGCTCATTTCCATCTTAGGCTTACTGTCCAATTCCTCACACCATTTCTGAATGGCATCAGGCCCAAGTTCAGTTTCTTTTCTATAGTTCATATTCGTATTCTTTTTTTTTAGTTTATCCTTCCAATTGATACTCCTCTCCAGAATCCATTTCGGCCCTGATTTCATTATTCGTGAGATACACCACAATGCCGCGTCGAAGCACGTATTCCACCGTCTGCTCCGAAACCAGTTCGTTGTCCGTCTCACGGATGCACAGATACAGGTAATAGGCGGCATCCACCTTCATGAAAGTGGAAAGGTCACGAATCAGACGGCTTATTTCATCACCGCGCGTATAGCGCATGGAAGTGACTTTCTTCATTCCGTAATATTTCGTCTTACCTAAACCCATGGCCTGCATCATGTCCTTGTCGCTCAGTCCGCGTTCCTTACGAAGCTCGTCTATACCCTTAAAGAAATCAAAGTAGTAACGGCCCTTTCTTCCCTGCAGGTCGGCCACCTTCATCTTTTTCAGCTTGCGAAGCGTCTTGCGCATTACTTCGGTACCGGCGGCAGAAAGAAACTCTTCCACCCGCTTCTTCACTCCTCCCTTCATGATGAAGATGTAGCGCAGCATGGAATCGCTGATAGTGGAGTCTTTGCTGTAGTACACCATCTGACGGATGTTTCGCATCTTCACTTCCTCGTCCGAGCTGAAAGGCCGGTACATCGACTTGTCTTCCAGACACAGGCGGAAAAACTGCTGCATCAGGGTGTCACTGCTTTCCGGAATGTCAAACCCCTCCAGGCGGTCTATCATGTCCTCACCTTCGGGAATAGCGGTTGCCCGCAGTTCCTTCACAAAGGCCCGCACATTCTCTTTCGTGCCCAGACGGAACAGCAGATGCTTCAGCTCCTTGCGGCTCACCGGCTCGCCCTGACCTTGCAGACGCATGGTCAGACGGAGAAGCACGAAGAGCGTAAAGTCACCGCGCACACCCCATATTTCTTCGTCCATCGCATCGCGGGTACGTTCGCCCACCAGCCTTTCCTGAATCACGCGGGCCAGCGTACGCACGTTTTCCATATCCTCCTTATGGAAAGGATACTTCGTTTCATTGTATAGCTGGAGGATGAGCTGGCGCGCGGCCTTCACAATTCGCGCGTTATGGTTCGACATGGTGTACTGAATCTCCTTTCCGGTGCCGTCGAGCAACTTTCTTGCGCGGTCTCTCACCACGTCGGAAAACTCTATGTCGGTAGTCACCACGAACATAATCATCTGCAGGTGGTTCAGCACATCGGCATACGGGCAACCGGTACGGTTCAGCATGTTCTTCGTGCAGTAGAACATACGGGTCACTTCCTCGTCAATGCGCTTGCGGATGCGCAGCACGATACGGCTTGTCAGGTCTCCGCCGATGTTGTAATACTCGTCGGCCATCGGGGCGAAGATAGGAACACAGAAAAGCTTGATCTGTGCGCGTCCGTGTCCCCTTACGAGCACCTGCATACTCTGTACGGTATCCTTCAGTTCGTTCACCAGACGCTTGGCGTTGAACTTCAGCAAACCGTGATCGTCCATCATCTGCTCCAGTTCGCGCACATAGTTATACAGATATTCTGCAAAGGTGCATTCGGCAGAGATAAGATGAAAGTGCCAGGTGTGGGCCATCGCCTCACGTTCCTGCGTAGAAAATTTGTCGTACGGATTGCTGACCGTGACCAGATTACCGACGGATGCGGGATGCAGCATACGGGCAAAGTCGCCCGAACAGTTTTCGATACTCGTTGCGCTGTAAGAAGTACAGCCTTTCATGAGATTGCTTCTGGACAATAAATTACCTGTTCCATAAGCATTTGTAATAACGTTTTCCATTACATACCCGGTATTAATATTTTAAATTTTGCTACAAAGATAAAGAATCTATACCAAAATGGTATATTATTTTTTATGTTTTTGGGCATTACAAAAAGTTAATATACCATTTTAGCCGTTTTTTCACAAAAAAGGGAAAGAATCTTTCGGTTCTTTCCCTCGTATAGCTACTATGAAAAAAGACTGCCGAACATTTTTCACAAAAGGCGCGGCAAGTAATGAAAATGAGAATTATCAAATCATTAATACCCGGAAAACTGCCACGGTTTCCCGTGGCAGAAGAATTGTTACCTAAATAAAGAATACGATTCACCAACTAATGAGTCGAATTGGATATCCTCACGGATGCCTTCATGCGCACAAATATATAAAAGTATTCATAAATGTTTACCGTTTTGGTATATATTTTTAAACATAAAGGAGATTTATTGCCGTTTTTAGCATTTAGATAAAGAAAATATCCTATATTTGCAACGCAATAGAATTTCTTCAACATAAGTAAAATGCTTTAGAAAAATGGGAAAGTCTAAACGAAAATACGATCGCGACGAGTACGATTCGGAACCGTCTCAGGCCGAAAGCCAATCGGGCCCCAGCGTGCTCGACTTCGTTTCCTATCACAAGGTGGAAGCATTTGTGAAGTCATACAGATATACCGACAACGAAGCCGATGCCGACGAGATTTTCGATGAAGCGCGGTTGCGGTCGTATTTTCAGGCTTACCCTCGTCCGCTTGGCGACCCGCTGGTAAACTACCTGGAGCTCTTAGGAGCCCAGGGTTTCCGTATGATAACGGGAGTAGCAGGAGAGCCGATTATTTGCGTAGACTACAGATAATTCACTCGGAATCGAGTCTTAGCATAAAACTTGAATTTTAAATTGATTACAGTATGCCGGATGCGACCGGCGGAAATGCAGCTCCGATGTGAATCGGGGCTGCTATTTTTGTGACCGTATAGTTGGAACTTTTTGTCCCTAATGCTGTATCATTTTGGCCGTAATGTTGCACCGTTTTGCCCCTAATGTTTGAGCATTTTGTACCAAATGTTGTAGTAATTTGTACAAACAAATTTGTAACCTTCTGAAATTCAACCGTTCACAAACTCTCTATATCATATATCCATCATAGTATATGGAAAAGAGGAAAGATTATTATTTATAGAATAAAAACCTTTCGTTCTGCTTAGATATGAAATGATAAGATATAGATATATAACGATGCGATAATAATTGAAAATCAGCAAATTAAAAACACTTCGGTACAAATTACTACAACTATAGGGACAATTTACTACAACATTTGGTACAAATTACTACAACTTATTGTACAAATTACCCCAACATTCAGTACAATTTACTACAACTTTTCAGCCTGAATGTACAAATTACTACAACTATATATTTCCTTATAATTTCGATTTATAGAAATATGCCAGAATAATATTTCATTATTTAGAAATTATTTCTATCTTTGCCAGAAACAAAAAACATTCATCATGAAATTAAGAATAAAGGAAATCCTGAAAGAAAAAGGCATGTCGCAGATAGAACTTGCCCAGGAACTCGGAATGACTCCGGTGGCGCTCTCACAGCGCATGAACGGACACCTGAGCTGCACCACCGAGTTTATGGAGAAAGTGGCCCAGGTGCTCGGCGTGTCATTCATCAGTCTGATAGAAGATGATACCTCGCGCGTGGTATCCACCTTCACCAGCGGAGAGAAACACTTCGAAATACGCGAAGTGAAAAGCTGACCTCAGTAATACTTAGGTCAGATAAAGTGTCGAATCGAATATAAAACTTTTTCCCATGAAAAAACAGAAAGATATTCTGCCGAAAAGCCAGCTTGTAAGCGAGCTGAAAGACTGTGAATTTATCAAGCAGCCGTATCTTTACGCCACGATAGGTGGCGACTTCACCCTCACGGAGCGAAGCATCATGATAGAACTTATGAACTCCCTGCAGGACCAGTTCAACCAATACCTGAAAAAAGGAAATGCCGGGCGTCAGCTCGTACTTTTCCCTGAACTCGGAATGCCAGAAGAAAACGACCTTGCGGAGTGCCTGGATAAGTCGAAAGACAATAAACAGACCGAAAACAAGATAGTCACTCTGCGCGTAGATACCGCATCGATAGGTGTAAAGCCGGACGCGTATCATATCCTTCAGGAAACGTGCGGGAATCTGAAAAACATGTCCGTCACTTACATACGCCGGGATGCCGAAACAGGTCAGCTAAGGCGCGTGTTTGCAAATGTGTTCACCGAAATCAGTATTCCCGAAAAAGAGAAAATCGGAGGCACATACAAATACAAGAAAAGCACCACACGGCGCGAAAACTATGTGGAAGTCCAGATGTCGCTTAATACCCTGAGATACCTTTGCGACCTCGGAAACGGACTGGGATACATGAACCATCTTCGCCACATCACCCGTATATGCCGGCGCAAGCGCACCCCTTCCATCTACATCTACCTCACCCGATGGAAGGATATAGGCAGTAAATCAGTCAACCTTGTAGAGCTTAAAAAGTACCTCGGACTGATAGAGGAAGTGACCGAAACTGACAAGAACGGAAACAAGGTGAAGGTGGATAAGGACATTTACCCCAAATTTTCACGTTTCTGTTCCACTGTGCTCGACCCGATAAAGGAAGATCTGGACGAACTTTCTGAATACAACCTCGTGGACTTTACTTTTGATTACAAGCCGCTATACAAGAATGGCGCAAAGCGGGGAAACCCCGAAAACCTGCAGTTCCAGATAAAGCTTTCAGGACTGGGCGAAGAACTCCGTCAGCAGCGCAAGCGCATCAACCAGCCTGCCGACGCATGGACGCTCCTTCGCACCGAATACAAGCTGACCGATACCGACGTGAAAGGCCTGTCGGATATGCTTCCCGACGAGCTGGTGAACGACTTCCGCAAATATGTGCTCGAACTGGGCGATATGGTGAAGCGATACAAGCCGCGCTCAGTAAAGGCATACGTCATCACCTCGCTGAAGAACTTCATCACCAGCCGCACGCCAGAAGCTCACCCGGAACCACCGGAACAGAAAGGGCAGCAGGAGGAGAAGGAAGCATCCCCCACCCCGCAGCCTACGGAAAAGGAACTCCAGGCATGGCAAATTTTCATGGACGTGATTCAGAACAACTGCACCGTGACGGAATATAACACCTGGCTACGCTTTCTCGATTACGGCGGAACGGGCTGCGGTACAGTCACGATTAAAGTGCCTACCGCATTCTTCTACACATATATTCAGGAAAACTTCAAGCCCCTGCTGGAACAGGCTTCGGAAGCTGCATTTGGCGAGAAGGCGAAGATTAAGTATGAGATAGTTCAAAAATAATTACATATCCTCTGATAAAAGCTGTTGCACCTATAAATGCAGCAGCTTTTTTTATCCCCGAAAATTTGCATTTCCGATAATTGTTTTTATCTTTATGGCGCATTCCGGTAGATGCAGCACAATACAAAACACAAAAACTAAACCTTAAAATTATGCCATTAGGTTACAAAGTAAAGAAAAGAGTTTTTGCTTTCGACAAGACTAAAGCAGAAAAGTATGTGGCTACCGCACAGCGAAACCACACAGTCAGCTATGAGGACATTCTTCAGGAAGTCGCTAAACAATCACGTCTTAATAACGGTGAAGTCTATGCAGCTATAGAAGCTCTTATTGAAGTAAGTATTACGTTTATGAAACAAGGTCACGGCGTAAGGCTTGGCGATTTCGGTATCTTCAAACCAACTTTCAGCGCAGCAAGCCAGGACACGGCAGATACAGCCACAGTGGACTCCATAAAACGCAAACATATACTTTTCCAACCGGGAAAGAAACTTCGTGAATTTATCGGTAATCTGTCGGTCGTGTCTTACGAAGAAGCCGACACGGAACCGACATCACCCGGTGGCGGCGGAGAGTCTGGCGGTGGTGAAGACGGTGGAGGTGGAGAGTTGACTTAAACCGACATCTGAATAAAAAATAAGCATACAGAACTACCGGACTGTATGCTTATTTTTTATGTGACTACGAAGGCGTTTTTTTGCTACCGCGGTAGAAATTTTTTGTTTTCGTAGCGACTTTTTTGCGTGATTTTAGTGTAAAATATTTTTACCGTAATCATAGGTGGGAAAATCAGTGATTTCTGGCAAATGCCATAGAGTGATTTTTCTCAGGGCTCATAGGCTAAAAATTCTCTGCAAGCTCTTTTACTATCCCGTCCAGACGATTCAATTCTTCGCTGGTGCAGGCATGGATACAATGAATAATTAGCCTGTTTATGCAAATGGTTCTACGGTCTATTGTGTCCTTACGGGTCATACCTGTATTTGCCGAAACATCCTCCAGATAATTGTTTACTCTCGCTTTCAGAATTTCCCAAGGCTCCTCGTCAAAAGACTTTGCGAAAGCTATCATTTCGTCCACTGCCACTTCTTCCAGATCGTCCAGCTCTCTCTTTTCTGCATAGCCGTAAGTTCCACTCTCGTCAAGTTGAAAATCTTCCAGACTTTCGTATTCGTCGCATCCTGTTTTTGCTTGAACTACATTTACGATGTCCAGATATTCTTCTGCCAAATCTCTTTTTCCGCGTTCAATCTGCTTGTCGCACATTTCGGCAAACAGGTCGCGTATCGTTACGAGTTGTTCTAATGTGAATTCTTTTTTCATGTTTGTTGTTTTAGTTTGAAAAAATCAGTGATTTCTGACAGATTCCATAGGCTAAAATATATACTCTGGTATTCCTCGCCGTTCCCTTTCGTCCGGCCATATACGACGAAAACTGTAAGTCTTTTTGTCATCATCATTAAATATAGTTACAGTCCTGTCAGCATGTTCTTTGTCTGTCACTTCCCAAATAGTATTCCCTACTACACAGTTAAGAACTTTATAATCTTCAATCCAATCATCAGTACCAACATTTATCGCTACTATTGCTGCATATTTTAGCCAACTGCAATTAATTTCCTCAAACAATTTCCGGTCTATTTCAAATCGTCCTAAATCTAAATTCTTACCTTTACTTCCTGGCTCTACAACAAACTTCCCTCCTCCTTCAAATGTTTCGTATATCAAATCATTTAACGGACTAAGTTCAATTTTCGCCACATTGTTATGCTCCAATTCCCAAGCCAGTTCCGCGCTCATATCCTTTTCTTTCAGGTATCGCACCACTTCACCCGTTTTCCAGTGATATATAGGAATTTGTTTTTCTATTTTATAAGATGTTTTTTCCATGATTTTATGTTTTAATGTTTCAAAAAAAATCAGTGATTTCTCAAAAACTCCATAGGGTGATATTTCTGTCAGGCCATAGGCTTGAAAGTGAATTTTACCTTGTCGCTGTACTTTCCAGGAACTTTCAGGCTGTTGAAACGGTCTTCACCGGTTTCTTCCTTCAACTTATCCAGCGCACGATCGTACGCCTGCTCCTTGCATTCGGCCTGAACGGCTCCCTTAAAGTCGTAATACTTCACCGCATCGCCATTCTCAGAATACACGCCTACCGGAATACAGATGCCGTACATTCCCGGATTAAAAGCCCGCCAGTCTGTCTTTTTCAATCTCACCACACTCTCGTCGCGCCCTTTCTGGAATGCGCTGTACTGCGCGTTCACTTCCGGTGCCAGCATAATCTTAAAACGGAGATTTTCATTTATGCTGAGCGGGCATACAAGCGTCTGGCGCGGTTTGTCGAATGCCTGTAGCTGGGCAAATGTCTGCTCTATGCGAGTCACGTCGTCGGACGACAGCGTGAAACGGCGTGACATGACGGAATACAGAAAGGCTACCGCTTCGGCTGCAGAAGACACTTCTTTTTTGTTTTTGTGGAAACAGGCAAAGTACGTACGGTTTTCAGGTGCCATGACCAGTGCGCGAAGCGAATCAGGCATTTCGGGAGCTTGTGAGGGCTCAGGGATGGAAGCAGATGGCGCGGGTTCTGCCGGCTTGTCTTTCCGGCGATGCCACGGACGGCCAACCTGCATAGGTATGTTGTTTTCGCGCATAATCTTGTGTATGGTCCAGACGGAGCATCCGTACTGTTTGGCCAGCTTTGTAGATGACACATCCTGACGAAGCTTTTCTGCAATTTCCTGAATGACTTCCGGAGTCAGTCGGCGTCCGTTTTTCGAGATATTGTTTTCTCGGAGCACCTTATATACTTTCTGGGTGTGTGTGCCCAATGTACGGCAAATTTCGGACACTTTAGTGCCTGCACGGTACATTTCTATTATCTGTCTGTCTAATTCTTCCATAAGTCCAATATTAAAAAAATCAGTGATTTCTGTCAAGTTCCATAGGCTACTCTGTAAGCCTGTGCATTAATCGTTTTCTCAATAAAATTGAAACAATTATTATAATTTCTGATAAATGTAGGTTCAGATTTATTTATAGATTTCTTCAATCCTATCCCTATATCTGGAATTAATGGCATTCTCAATCTTTCCAAGAGTGGAACATCGCTTGCCGTCCCACTCCTTCATATAGTCGGGTACCTTACCGGCATCAATCAAATCCGTATGAAAACTGATTTGTTCCATATTTGGCAGCTCAAAATAAACCACATATCGTGTATCTCTGATATCCGACAACTGTTTCCCGAACGTGACTCCATATTCACGGCATAATTCTATCAGTTTGTGTATTTCTTCATGCTTCTTTTCGTAAACTTTTTCCTTGTAATCAAGACGGGTATCTTTTGCTTTAATATTAAAGTCTTCTGCTTCCAAAGCTGTCCTATACAAAGCTGCTATTGTGTCACCTTGCTTTATCAGTTTGTTAAGGAACAGTTTCAGCTTTCTTGTCCCTATTCCACACATAGTTTGTCTTTTTTCTTTCAGGCAGGCAATGAGTTTTTCATTCTTTGCCATTGCTTCCTCCTTACGCTGTTTTTCCTCAATAAATGGAGCCATAACGCCATTAAAATCTTTTCTCAGACTTGCCACAGAAATAGATCCTTTGGCGCATTCCACCACTTGACAGATTTGTTCGTAATCCATATTCAGATACTCATATAATTTTTCACTAAATCCATGACAGTTTATGTGATGACGAAGATGTGATACATTTTCTATCAATGTTACATCGTCTGAGTAACGAATGTTATAAAACAATTCTTCTTCATAGTCATATATTGAATCATCGAAATCGTATTTTCCCATAATATCTACATTTTTAGTTCTTACTTCTATGTTAATCAGTATTCACTGCAATCTATTTTTCCGACACGGTTATAAATAAAAAAATCAGTGATTTTTCACAGTTCCCATAGGCTCCTTTATAAGCTTGCCGTCGATGTATCTCAACAATCTGCCATCTACTATATACCAGTTTTCGCGGCTCGTGCCATACGCCTGAAATGAAGGGTAAAGCTCCGGTGCTTTGGTGAACAGGCGTTTTCTGTGCTGCTCGCAAAGGCTGTCTGTCAGGAACGGCGGACGTATAGCGTCTGCCTGACGGCTGTATGCTGCTGCCTCCTGAGTGTTGCCGGACATGTAAGCCTGCAGGCAAAGGCGGTAAAGATCCAGCCACGCCGCATGACGGGCGTACATAATGGTAGCAGGATGATGATGCCAGTCTTTCCCCTCTCCTTTTATGGCTTTCAGAATTTGTCCGGCCTCTATAATCTGTTTGTTGAGTCGTTTCCGGTCAAGCTGTGAAGCGGTTTCTATACACGATGTAGATGTTACGAATACTTGCATAATGATACGGTAAAAAACAGTGATATTTTTATAGGACCATAGGGTTGAATATAATAAAGCGAAACGGATTTATTCAGGATAACTCAGTTCAGTTCTGTTGCCATTTGCGGATAATCATTGATATCATCTTCTTCCATTTCGGCCAGCCTGAAAATCTTCTCATGATTCTTTATAATGAACTGGATAGCGTCCACTCCTAAATTAACCATCCGCTGATGTCCTTTCTTGCCGTCGAAAAATCCTTTCTTTTCTGTAAGGACATTTACAGGGTTAAGGTCTGCGCCAACATATTCATACAACACTCCAAACTCAGTGTCTTTCAATGCCCAGCGGTTTGTATCGTCAGTAAATCGTGTAATGATAAATCTTTCGTCCATAAATAGTGTAATTAAAAACAAATCAGTGATTTTTCTGAGGGCCATAGAGTGATGTTTGTATCACTCCATAGGGGTTAGTGTTACTTCCATTCCCATAGCTTCTGCCAGGCTGCAAATGAGATTTATTTTCGCGTTGAAACAACCTTTTTCAATGAGTTCAACTGTGTTACGCCGCACGCCGGCACGATCGGACAGTTCATCGCATGTAATCCCGGCGTCCTGGCGAGCGCATTTCAGTTTCCATCCTATGATCTCCGCGTCGTTCATGGTGCGGTCGGGCATTACGGCTTCCATAAGGAAGAATTTACCGTCTGATGACGATGTTACATTTTCGGGCCGTATAAGATACATGCGGCCATCTATATCGGCCACAAACGGCTCTGAAAACTTGTTTTCACGCGGATTATATCCCGGTACACCTTTGTCAACTGCAAATGATAATAATACTTTATCGTCCTGATAATGTATCTGATCTTGTGATATTTTGAATTTTTTCATTGTAGCAAATTAATTATAAGATTCAACATATTCATTGTAACTGGAACACGGATACCATCCTGATTTTAGTGGATTCTCAGTCCCGTCACTATCTTTTTCAGTGACCATGGCTCCAGACTTTCCCTGATAGTAACATACATCGCTATCAGAATCGGCAGAATTTTCTTCCAAATCCAATTTTTCAATACTATCAGTACCTATAAGATACACCCAGTTTTGCGGATTTACTTTCCAGCCGAAATCACTGGTATCAAAAAGTAATTGTTCGTCGTCTGATAGTTTCACACGATCTTCTGACATGAAATAAATATCACCGTCTTTTGTTTCATATACCAGGTTATTTTCTTGATAATACACTCCCCATATATTACCATTTAGATAAGCTTCGATAAATGCTATAGATAATTTTTCATCTTCCAGATAAGATACTATTGTATTGTCTTCTCTGGAACGGCATACAGCCTGATTAATATTTAATATGTTTACAATACGTTTCATGATAATTGATTTTATGACATTTAATAAAAACTGTGATTTTTCCGTCAACCCATAGACTCATATATATTAAGGCATGGCCCAACCATTTTCGTCATTAATCCTCTCTTCTTCAGCTTCCTGTTCTACACTGAAATTCCAGAGCGTTCTTAATACTGCCTCCTGCTCTTCTGGCGTACCTTTGTCCGACGGATCAATCCAGTTTACTTTCACCATACCAGAAAGAAAATCGTCGTATGTGGTGAATTGGAAATTCATACTGGATGGTATCAGGACAAAGCAACGTGGGAAACCCAGATACAAAAGCCCTATTTGCTCAGGATGATCCAGGATGTTGTCACAATACCAGCACCCAGGATATTTTGGGGTCATTCCTGTAGTATTTGTATCTTTATTTTCTTTCTTCGCTTTTTCCGGACCTTCAATATTAGACAAACTAAAGATCTCTTCATGATGTTTTACTATGAATTGAATAGCTTCTACACCTAAATCTAACATTAATCTGTGATTTTTCTCGCCTTCAAAAAGCCCTTTTTTCTTTGTCAAGATATTATCAGGTTCAAGGTTAGCGCCAACATATTCATAAATTACTCCAAACTTAGTATCTTCTAATGCCCAACGGTTTTTGTCATCTGTAAAGCGTGTAATGATAAATCTTTTCATAACTTTATCTATCTGAAAATTATAAGGATAATTCTATAAATGTGGAAGAAACGAAATTAGTGGAAATCATTTCTGACTTGATATGAGCTACATTTTTGTCATGCTCTTCACAAGCATTCTTTATAGCCTCTCTACGTTTATCTCTCAGTTCCTCAATTGCCAGCCTTTTAGGATTATTTACTCCCCATCTTTTATCTATTTTCTGCAAAGGATAATCAGTCTCAATCTTTTTCATAAATAACTGAAAATCGTAATCAAGTCTGGCTATTTCCCGCTGTAATTCTATCCTCTTAGACACTGCAGCCGGTATATCAATATCCGTCACATATACAGAAATGGCACCTCGATCTTCCGGTTTTAAATTCCAGTGGAATACCGTTGAACTACGGAAAGATTCTACATCCTGATAATACCCTTTATTGTTTCCCTTATAATGATCTGAATTGACTACAATCCATTTTGCACCTACTTCTTTTGCAAACTGATAAATTTGTTCCTGTGAAGATTTTTTTTCTACGTAAAGTAACATAATGTATCCGCTGAATTTACCTGTTGCCACCAGGGTTATAAATGAATATTTATTTAAAGTATTTATCCGCTTCTCTTCTACCGTAATATCGCGCAAAATCCTCTTTATTTCTTTTCATAAACTCTTTTTCTCTTTCTTTAATCTCTTTCACAGATTCACAAATCCCTTTATAAGAACCTTTTATCTCTCCTGTTTTTTTATATACTTCTTTTACAGAAATTGGATCTCCTTGGACATGTAGATATTCAGAAAGCGTTTCACCATCTTCATCTTGTATGTAAATTTTACATTCACTTTCATGAAATAATGTACACCATACGTTGAGATTTTTAGTCATATAAATAATGCTGAATTGACGTGTTGCCACCACGGTAAAAAGTAAATAATGTTTGTTCCTTAACTCTGATACAAAGATATGGTTTTATTTTGTTTTCGCAAAATAAAACCACAATTATTTTATATAGAAATGATATGTTTAATATCATTCTACAAATTACAAATTATGCGGCCTTACCTTCTGCCATAGTTCTAAGATCACACTCGGAAATCTCACGTATTCCATAACGCTCGCAAAGTTCTGTCTTCGTGTCGCCGGCATCCTCTCCAACTATCAGGAAATCTACATTCTTTGTCACACGCGGCAGATAATCGCCGCCGTTGGCCAGGATATAAGCCACGGCGTTCTTTCTCTTTGTACTCAAAGTTCCGGTAATGGCGAAGATAAAACCCTTCAGGCGGCGCGGGCGTTGTTCTTCTTCCGGACGGTCTGTGTTGTTGCTCAGGAACAGAGCGGGAAGAAAAGATTTCTTCATAAGGGGAAGCAGGGGGAGCTGTGGATCGAGATTCATGTTTTCGATGTGCTCCCAGGTTTGAGGATTATATCGGAAAGCATCGCCGGTATTTTCTACCAGAATTTCCGTACGGTCTGCAATGTCGGACGCTGAGACACCATACTTCATTACAATTTCAAAATCGTAGTATATGTCTTCCATACACTGATATACGGTATCACCTGCATAACTTCTGTATTCTTCCGGATGCTCGTATTCAGATTTTTTTGTGAATACGGTAATGACTACTTGATTTTTCATGATTTTCCGCGGTGTTTATCGTGTTGCCCCCACTTTTAATGGTTTGTTTCTTAATTCCGAGACAAAGATAAGGCTTTATTTTGATACAGCAAAACAAAACTACAATTATTTTCAAAAAAAAATAAGTCTGGTTCTTATTACCAGACTTATCTATTCTTTATGCAGCTTTTTTCTTTTCGAATCTGTCTTCTTAGGAAGTGCCCAACCTTTTATCTTAGCCACGCGCTGATTAAATTCCATCCAGAGATTTTCGTCCAGGAACTCAAAGTGCATAGTACCTTTTTTGAATCCTTTGATACGGAAATATCCAAAATTGAACCATTCGCCCCAGGGTATATCATTTTCTCTTAAATACTGGTATAAATCCAGCATAATATTATCTCCGGATATATAATTCAAAGCCTTAAATAAGTCTTCTATTCTTCTATAATCGCTACTATAATTAGTATCTATATAATTACTTGGCCAGCGTGAATCATAACGGCAAAGATTAGGAACTATAAACTTCTTATTTACCATATAATTCGCATTTGTACGCCATTTTTCGCCTGCTGTAGAATTTTCAGCACTGAAGGAACAAATCATATCAAAAGCATCTACCAGTGAATCATTCATTCTGTTACCTTGTGTCTTCACAATCATATCCAGCATGATATATATATTCTTCATGGTAAACGGTACATTTACCTGAGTTTCTATGAATTTATTAATAGTCTGACGTACACCATTTGTCACGAAACGGTCCATCTTTAGCTGGCGGAATATAAACTTCCATGACTCTTTTTGAAGCTGTTTTTTAAACTCCTCCCGTGAAATGGCAGACTGATAGGACTGATGATTTCTGTATGCACCGAATCTAATTGAGCAACCGCCAATTAATGAAGTAAGATTATTTATTTCATTTGCAGCTTCCATGACCGAATCAAACCGGCTCACAGCCATTACATAACGGTTCACCACATCGCGGATCACATTATAAGGCATAATACCCTGCACATTATTGTCGTACTGTTCACCTTCTTCCGTATCAAACAGATATCCGTCAAATTCATGTTTCCCTTCTCCTGGCTTATACAACTTCACAAGTGAAACAGAAACATCTGTTTTTCTTTCTGAATCCATGAAACACTGTCCCAGATCTTCCACTCCGCCGTTATATTCGATAATATCTTTAAGCCTTTTTCTTTCAGTAGAATAAGTATTATCTAATGTATTGCTATTGCATAGGGCTATAATCTGGCAGCCTGCAGGTGCTATTTCGTAAGCATGAAGGATATGACGGGAAGCACAAGAGAAAGGCGGATTCATTACAATCATATCGATGTGACTGATTTCTTCGGGTGTAAGTTTCAGAAAATCGTCGCAAATCAAACGGCATTTACGGCTTACAATTTTCTGCAATGTGGAATTAATTTCACAAGCAAGCACTTCTTTTGCTCCGGCTTCCTGTAGCCACTCTACGATATTCCCTGTACCTGCCGACGGTTCCAGGACTATTTTTCCGGCTACATTTTCGCCCATCATCATTCTGTCGATAACTTCTTTAGGAGTTGGATATAACTCTGAATTGAAAATACTTTCCATAACGTAACGCGGTGTTTATAGTGTTGCCCCCACTTTTAATGGTTTGTTTCTTAATTCTGAGACAAAGGTAAGGTTTTATTTTGATAAAGCAAAATAAAACTACAATTATTTTCAAAAATATTCAACTATTTAATGCCGTAGTATTCACACAGCCATTCAGCAGCCTGTCTCTTGACTTCCTGAAGCTCTTTATATATAAGTTCCACGTTGGCAGATGTCATGGCTATATACACCTTATTACCTGCCGTCCGGATGGCAATGTTATGAGCTGGATGCACCTGCAGGCATAACTGTGTGGAATCTTCCATGATGGCACGGAACTTTTCATCGTCCGTCGTGCGGATAATCTGGAAGATGTACTGAGGGGAAGCAGATTGAACAACGCATTCAACGCCTTTCTCTGTCGATATGTAAAAGTCTTTATTCATGTGTGCAAATGTAGAAAAAATCAGTGATTTCTGTGAAGGTCCATAGGGTGTTAATTACCTTTATTTAATGCTTTTCCGCTTTCCCTGGCTTCATCGTATGAATCAAAATATTCAAAGTCATACATAACCCATTCGCGACACCCCCAATCAAAATAAAACAGTTCTGTCAATACTGAATCGGTCATAACGTCGTCACTAACTCTATATCCGGATATTTCTTTTTTATCTGTGATATTAATACCCTGTTTGCGTGCTTGCTGTCTTGCTATATTTAATGCTGCCATAATTTGTATTTTAAAAGTTAGAAAAAAATCAGTGATTTCTGTCGGAATCCATAGGCTCGAATATAAACCGCTCCGGCACCAGGTCTGGCGGCTTATGCCGCCTTCCTGTGGCTTTCCCTTTTTATGCCTGGGTGAGTGTTCAGGATATAAATCAAATATTTGAGCTGTGGCAACGTAAAACGGTACCGACTTATAGCCTGTTTTATTTCCTGGCGTGCCTTGATATAATCACCCGAAAGAATAGCGGAGGAGCAAACGGAATTATATATTTCATTGGTACCCTGTTCGCGTTCCTTGTTCCGTGGCTCCTTGGCTGGCTCCGCTTTCATTATTTCACAAACGGCATCGAGTAAAGCCGGGAATACTTCCAACACTTTTGCAATATCTTCAGGCTCCGGCTGTTTTTCTTCCTGCTGTTCTTTCATTACTTCCTGAACGGCATCCAAAAAAGCTACAAAAGCATTGAAAAAAAACAGTGATTTTTCTCCGTCTCCATAGGATGTATTTTCTTTGTGAGACTTTCCGGCTGTTCCTTTGGCCTGTTCTTCTTTCCATCTTTTATACGCTTCTTCTTTGGCGCGGTCTTCTTCCGCTAAAGCTTTTTCAACTTCCGGAGTATATCCAATAAATTTAATGGTCCCGCGGCGCGTAAGTTCGCATACTATACCCGCTTTTTTCAAAGATTCAATACGTTTTATTGCAAAATGGTTACTATTGGTAAATAAATAGCATTCACTGTCATATTCTTCATTCTTATAATAATGCTTTTCGCAAAGTATCATTTCACCTTTAAGGTCTGCAAAATATTGCTTTTTCAAGGCTTTTTTTATTGCCTGGTGTACTGGTCCTTCTTTGTATTCAAATTCAGGAGCACAAGCACCAGACGCGCGGCGGCTTTTCGGAATTTCAATTTTAAACGGCCTTTTGCTTGATCCGATTCCAATATAAAAATAAAAATTGGTATTAAAATAGTCTATTTGGCTATTAGATTTGTCATAATTGTATGACATTGCATAATTTTTTACATTACTTAATATATCCTTTGCGCGGTCATTTATTCTATTATCACCTTCAAAATGATAAGGGTTTAAATCCATTTCATAAGAAAAATTTCCATCGGTGAACGGGTTAAAATCGGATACTATCAACTTTATATGTATTGATAGACTGTGCTCCTGGTAGATTGAAAATGTTAAATTTGGATAGGTTTTCTTTACCCATGCTGCAACCTTTTTACATATATCGGAAAGAGTCAGACGGCCGTCATAACGTGAACCTGTCCAGCTATACTCTTCATAAACTTGTTGTGTATATTCTTTAGCCGTGGCGCCTTCATAGTCATTTGCGTAGCCTGTATTATCTTCAGTTTCTTTTTTATACTTCCAAACGTTAAAAAGCTGTTCAAACTCTTTATTTATTTCCTGCATGACTTCTATAGTTCCACCTTTGTCCGGATGATTATCTAATACTAACTTTCTGTATTGTTTTTTCAGGTCTGAAAAGCTCTTTATATTATTGAAATACTTCATACACTTGTGCGGCAACCGGCCGCGCGGGGTCTTAAAATGTTTATAATATGTTTTATAAAAATCAGTGATTTTTTTCTGTGTCCATAGGCCCGTATATATCAGGCGGATAAAAACCGCCTGATCATTTCGGTTACTATTTTCCCGGCGTTTTCCGGCGTGGCCTCTAAAATATAGTCAAAATTTATTTGATGATTATCTTTCACCGTCGGATCATAGGCCCGAAAGCACCCGTATTTTTCATGACTGACAAATGTTTTCAGACTCCAGAAAGAAGAAAGGAGCGTTTTTGTATATCCTTTTTTGTACCATAAAGCCGGCAAACTGTTTTTCCCGCCTGGATTAATACACTTTGATAGCTCGAAAATAAGCGTTTCCCCGTCTGTATTTGCTTCATTCACAGTTACCCACAGACCAGGAGCCAAACTGTTACGCTCTTCTATTTTAGCGGATAAACCAAAAGATCTTAATACCTGATTAATGATAATTATAATTTCCTCCATGACTCCAGAATTTTTAATAAAACAGTGATTTTTATTTTTATCCATAGACCCGTATTATTTAAAAATACGGTCCAGTTTTCCGGCCTTATAAACCAAAACAAAAGCAGCGGCGCCCGTTATTAATATAGGGAAAGAATAACGAAAAAAATTTATTTGCCCAGCAAAAGACAGCGCCGGATCTTTCCCGACAAAGATAGCTAAAGCATTGCCGCAAATGAAAATAAAATTAATAATAAAGCCACACACGAATAAAATGTAACTGATAAAAAAATACTTCAAAGTTTTCATTTTTAGGCCGGTTAACCGGTCCGGCGCCGGGTTCCTAAATTATGAAATAATATTAATTCAATATAGAAAGAACTGTATTTATAAAATGTAATGTTAACGGGCTATCCTTGCGCAATAAAAGACAAACAAAAGAATAAAAACCGAAAACGCCGTTATAAGCTTTTATTTGTGTTTTCTGGAACTTATAAGTAAATTCAGAATCATTCTTTACTTTATAAGACTTTCCGTTTATCAATACTTTCTCATTATCAAAATCAAAAATAAAAGTTATACTTTTACCGCATTTATTCAATATTATATTAGAAAATACACAGTTAGAAAAATCTTCTAAATCTTTATTATAACTAAAATTAAATTTTTGAGCACAAGAAAAATTTTTTTGTACCTGAATTTCTGATATATCATTATAAGAATCTGTATTTATCAACGTTGAAAAATTCAGATCATTTGAAACTTTAAAAATATCATTGCCTTCTAATTGTTTTAATACGTGTTTACTGTCGTATTCTTTGAAAATAGTTTTCATACTGTAGCCGGTTTACCGGTCCGGCGCCGGGTTCCTATATGATTAATAAATTAAAGTCTGATCTCCTCCATTTTGTTTAAATCGAAAATTGCCAACTGGTTATTTAAGCGGCCAAGTTCGATTGCTTTTTCGCGGTCCTGGAGCACTACCACCGCATCGTAATAATAAAGCCCGCTTTCACTATCAAGCCACCCGCCGACAGCGTTTGCACGCCCGGAGCTGATAACGTCGTACACGCGCGCCAAGCCTTCGCGGTTAAAACTGTTTTGCGTATCAGCTAACGCCACGCAATAACCGGCCTTTTCCGGTTCCATACTTTTAGAATTTACTGTAAATCCTTCAGGGTTAACGGCTGCAATTGCAGCGACGGCGGAAATAAATAAATCTTTATTCATGACTTTTTGCGGCTATCCGGCCGGCGGGTTCTTAAATGATTAAATACTATTTGTTTTATTTTTCTGATACAAAGATAGGGTTTTTATTTTAATCAGCAAAACAAAACAATAATTATTTACATTATTCCTATTATTTTTTTTCAGTCATTCCACTACGCAACCATGGAAGCAAGAAGGAACGGCCGCCGGCCTTCGTCGTCTGTCTTCGCGGCCTAGATTGATCCGGGAATGAAGGAACGGCCGCCGGCCTTCGTCGTCTGTCTTCGCGGCCTGGATTGATCCGGGAATGAAGGACGGCCGCCGGCCTTCGTCGTCTGTATTCGCGGCCCGATGCAACCAGGGAAGCAGGGAGGAACGGCCTCCGGTCCTTCTCCGCACACCTGGATACCCAAGCACCCAAGCACCAGCCCACCAGGACGCACCCGCCCCCCTACCCGCATATTTCCAAGCCCGCCGGCCCCTCGTGCGAGGCCCCGCCCCCGTAGCGTGGCGGCGAGTTTTCCGCGCGAAAGACACTTTTCCCGTGCCGTTCATCGCCTAAAAATCAGTGAATTAATATGGTTTTCGTACCGCGTTAACATTGTGGCGAAAAATATTTAACTAATAATTAACTACTACTTATTGATTTGAAAGTTATCTTTGCCAACGGCATGTTTTGCACGGCACGGAAACCTTGGATTGAAAACGTGTTTTTCGGCATATTTGTTGCTTTTTTAATGCTGAAAATGGAAACGTTCTTCGGTTTTGGGGTTATTCTATGTAGAATTTAACTTCAAAACCTTTTTTTATGAGAAATTTTATTGCATTGGTAATGGCTTCTGCTCTATTGTGTGGAAGCTGCGAACGAGCGGGAAATGTGCCAGAAATGGAAAATTCGAACGAAAATTCACGGAAAACAATGGCTTTTATGCCGTTTTTCGGGCTGGATGCCGGTATTTCTGACTGGACGGCGGAGGATGGAATGAAAAGCAGGGCTTCGAGGGCGAACATGGCGGATTATGCGGACTCGCTGCTGTGTGTGGACTACATGGACGGCGTGGCAAAGCAAAAAATATGTCGTCCGGCGGAGGAGCCTTTTTCGATGACAATGGACTACGGACTGCACGAGCTGAGATTTTTGGGTCACAGCTCGACTGACTGGCAGGTGGACGAAGCGAAGGGCATTTTCCGGACGGGTAAGGTGACGGAAACGTTTCTGAAATGTGTGCCTATGGAGGTGGACGAGGGGACGGATGAGACGCTGACGCTGCAAATGGACCGCGTGGTGGCGAAGCTTACGCTGATGATTCTGGATGCGATTCCTGAAGGTGTGGCCAGAATTGAACTGACGGTAGGCGGACACATGGCGGCACTGGACATGGCTACGGGACTGGGAGTAGCAGGGGGAAGGGAGGATTTCAGCATCGGATGGAACTTGAACGGTGGATATGCCGGGGAAAAAGGACTTAAATTCTCGGTGTTTTCGTTCTGCGAGGAGAATGAGTTTGAGGTGTCGCTGCGGGTAGTGGCGCGCGACGCGGAAGGAAAGGTGCTGGAGGACCGCATGGCGAGCGGTATTCCGCTGCTGAAAAACCGCTGTACGGTGGCTAAAGGACGTATTTTTTCTTATGAGGGTGGTGTGACTTTTTCGGAGCCTGGCGACTGGGTTCCGGAATATGAGATTGATTTCTGACATTCTTTTCTGTAGGGAAATGGAAATTTTTTCGCGGAAAACTGAAATTTTCTACAGAAAAACGCAAAAAAAAACCCGGAAATGGAAATTTTCGGGCTTTTTGTGTTCAAAAAAGATAATCAGGGCTTGAATGTGAGCTCATTGATACGGTTGAGCCATCCGCGGCGGAAGCGTTCCTGCGATGGGTTGGCCTTACAGATTTCGTCGATAAAACGGATGCGGTCGTTCTTGATGCGGAAATGCAGCTCCATAGGGTCCATTGAGTTGACTGCGGCAAGGGTTTTCGGGCCTACTATGCCGTCGGCTGTCACTCCGAGGATGCGCTGCGGACGGCGGATGCCGTGTGCGCCCGATGCCCATACCCAGTCTACGAGGATGTTGGCTACTGACTGGTTGTGTATCTCGTCGGCACGCCAGCGGTTCCAGTAATGCGGACGGAGTACGCGTTCTATCACGTCTTCTCTGGTAAGAAGATGAAGGTCGTCCACGTCGATGTCACCGTCGCCGTCCTTGTCGTAACCCACGCTGCGCCAGGTGCCGATTGTTACTCCCATGTTTGTCGCGCCGCCCTTGTCTACGGGGTCGTTCACGAAACCTCCCTCCCACTTCAGGATGAAAGGTGCAAGTTGATAAATGTCTGCCATAGCTTAATGTTTTAGTCTTTATGTCCGGTAGAAGGTGCTGCTGGAGGCACTTCTGCCCTTTCTTTACGTTCTCTCTTTTCTCCGCTGATTTTGGTGATTGCGCCGCTTCCTACGAACACGCCCAGCGAAGCGATGTACATGCTCATTTCGGACAGGCTGGTGCGTATGTAGCCTGCAGTGAACCATTCCACCAGCAGGCCGATGCTGATGCAGATTACTCCCAGGCAACCGGTGGCTGCTGTAAGCAGGAGGGTGAAGCTTTTGGAGCTGGCCATAGAGTTGGCCTTGCACAGCGATTCAATGTAACTGAAAAATGCTTTCATGTGTTTGTGTGTGTGGCTGTTCTTATTTGGTATGTTGTATTTCCGGCAGGATGTACTGAATGTTGAGCGCGGCTACCTCCATTGCGCTGCGTGCTTTGTCTTCAGAGGGAGCGTCGTCGGTGGTGTAGTCGCACACCAGGCTTCCTATCCAGTCGTACGTGCTGTCTTTCAGTCGGTGGATGTACATCTGCTGTGTCCCATTTGTAGCAAAGAGAGCACGGGCACGCATTCCTTCCATATCACTGAGATTTTTTATATGAAGAAAGTCGGTGGATGAAATGACGGAACAGAATTTCGGCACATCCTTCATGTGAAGGTCTTTTATGGATTCCTTGATATAGGCTACTCCGTGTGTAGTGACTTCAAACTCTACGGTAATATAATCGTTCCTTCCAAGCGGATAGGTCTGGATGATGTACACGCGGTCGGCCCGCAGCTGTCCGAGCAGATGGTGGATTTCGCCCCACACCTTCGAGGTGTTGTCATTGCGGCGGTTGCTCTTGCGTGTGAGCTCCTTTTTGTACTCTTCAACCTTGATGTCGGTCATTTTCTGAAACCGAATCTGATAGACTCCAATGAGTGTAACGATTACTACTGACAGGAATCCCCAAAATCCCTGTACGTCTGCTCCTGTGGTTGTTAATAATTCCATGATGTTCTTCGTGTTGTTTTGTGTTTGTTAATGGTTTCCTTCCGGTTGCGTTTTAGTTTCTTTCTGTAAAGATAGGAGGAGCAGAAGGAGGGGAAGGGACAAAAAGGGGCAGGCCGGCATTACCCCCTTGCGCTTTCACCATGGAGCGGAGGTATGCCAGCCTGCAATCGTTATCGTGGAATTGAAACAGTTTTACTGGTACATGGAAGCGTAACGCATCCAGATTTTACCTTTTTCGCCGTCGTCGTCGGTAAGATAGTTTACTGCCGATTCGGCTATTTTCTGGGTAAGGACTTCTTCGTCGGCTTCGGGCCACCAGGTGCGGTACATACAGATATTGTCGTGCCACATCATGTGAATGGTGACGTAGAAATCCCAGTAATTATATTCTGACAGGGCCTTGTTTTTGGAAGCCACGCCCATAAACACCTGCTTGACCTGTTCGGGCGACCAGTGCTGGCCGCGTACTTCCATGCCGGTCTTGCTGTCCTTGTGGTACATCTGAGCGACCTGCCAGATGGCAAACGCTTCGTTGTAGTGCGGTCCGAAAAGCATCTGGTAGTGGCGACGCTTTAATGCCCAGGCTTCTTCCTTGTTGGTGAGAGCCATTTCTTCTATGCCTTCGCTCATGTCGCACAGAATTTCGTATGCCTTTTTCTCATTGAAGAGTCCGGCTTCCTTTGCTTCGTGGATTATTTCCTTGTAAGTGTATCCCATAATCGTTATTTTTTAATGGTTTGACTTGCTGCCGATGCGATTCCGTCCTGCTGGCAGAGCATTTCCTTCAGGATAAGGAGGTCGCTTTCTGTTATCTTTACAGAGCCGAAGTCGCCGAAAACGATTGATACGAACGGTATCTCCGGGATGTAGATGCGTATGGCTCCAGCGCCGATTGTTCCGGTAAGTCCGAAGTCGAACGGAGTTTCGGGCATATCCCTGAGCAGGGAGATTACATCGTCCGAAAGCATTCCGAGGTCGTAGTTTCCGTCCTTGTCGGTCACGAAAAGGAGTGCGTTGTTAATCTTCTTCGTGATAGCTTCGTCCTGCTGGGCTATGAAGTTGTCGCGTCCGCGCTTGATGTACTTCACGGCGATTTTCGGAAGGTGATGGGTATCGAAAAAATTGTCGATAAGCCCATCACTCCACATCTGAACGCTATCCATTATCTTACTTTTCAGCTCTAAAGCTTTTTCGTTTACATTCATGTTTTATTTTGTATTTATGCGGATAATCGAATTATTTTTCTGATTTTGTGGCCTTTTGAGTCTTTGTATGGGAAGGCATTGATACAGCTTTCTCTAATACTTCAATTCTGCCGTACAAATCCTTTATGCTCTGTTGACTTGAAATTAAATCTTCTTTTAACTGAGAATTATATACTGCCTGCTCGTTTGTGAGCTTTTCAAGACTCAAAATTCTTAATTCCAACTGGTTCATTTGGCGGGTCCTCCACGTTTTTTGCCTTTCTTCATTTCCATGAATTCGGCGAAAGACATATCACTGTATTTTTCCATATACTCGTCGAAAAGGGAGTATTTCTTGTTCACCTCGTCGCGTGCATAGTTACGTAGTCTCTTTATCAGGGTAAGATGGTTTTCCAAAGCCTGCTTTCCGTCTTTCGTAGCTTCTACTACCGGTCGCATGATGCGGAGGTATTCGCGCTGCAAAATGTTCTGCACATTGGCGGAACTTTCCAGGAATTCCTGGTTAGAGTTGAGGAACTGCATTTCCTGGTCGCTCAGTCCGGACACAATGGCATCGATTTCATCCCAAACGGGTGCCTGCGGACGTACCTGCTGCTGCGGTCCTGTCTGTCGGAGCATGGCCATCTTGTCTTCAAGCTTTCTTTTCTCCTCTTCAAGCTGGGTCATGGGGTCGGGCTGCGGAGAATAGGGCTGTGTAAAAAGTAGCGGATCTTTGTACATAATGGATATGTGTTTTAATGTTTTAGAATTATTTGCGGAAGCTTAAAGAGAGCGGACGCACGCCCGAAGGCGCACTGTCCGCATACTCTGTTTCTTGTAATTATCAAGCTGTAGCTGCTGACTGTGCAGGGCAAGCACACGGAGTGTAGCTTGGATAACCCGTAACAGTAGGAGTGCTCGGCAATACCAGTTCGCCCATGATAGCGCGACAAGTCTTGCGGTCAGTGTAGTTGATACCTGCTGTGTAAGCACGTTCAATTTCGCACTGGATAAGCTTATCCTGGTAAGGACGGATGGCAGTGTTGACAGCCACTTCTTTTTCGAGGTTGCTGATGCGAGCGTTCAACACGTCGAAGCTGTCGCGATTTCCTTTGTACAAAGCAAATACATCGGCATTGTGCTTAGCGATGATAGCATCGTCGGCATCACGATAGCCTTTGTACAGACTGAAGTCGGCATCAATCTGGCTCTTATACAACTGGAATTTTTCGTTCACGTCAGTTTCACGGTGTGCGTAAACCTGTCGTTCGCCGCTAAGCTGCAACTCCCAGATGGTGTTCGTGAGTTTCAAGGCGTCCTCGCAACCTTTTTCCCAAGCCTGGAAAGCTGTTGGAGCCACACTTGTGCCTGTACCCGGCATAAGAGTGTTGATGTTCACGTTTTCAGGTGTTCCGTAACTGCCTCCAAACAAACCGAGTCCGCGGTTCCCGTGGATTCCGTTAAGCAGAGCTAAGCCTCCTGCCACAGTACCTACGATACCCAAAGCACGAGCTGAGTTGTCAACGCCACGACGACGGTATCCGTAACCGTAACCATATCCGTCGCAGTCATTCCAACAAGCCGGAGTGTTATGCACGTACTCCTTTTCCTTGATAATTTCTTTTGTTTCCGCTTCCATAATGCTGAAATTTAAGTTCAACGGTCAATATTAACCGCATTACAAAAGTATGTAAACGCTTAATTTTCAGACTCAAATTCAGTTTTGTAGGTGTTTCGATGTTTGCGCACTCAGGTGACTATGTGATTGTGTGAGAGTTTCGCGCGAGTTGTGCCACTTACGAAGGATCGTGGAATATGCGCGAAGAAATAACGTCGAGGTGCTGTTCCATGATGTGATTGGAAGAAACGCGGTCGTGAAACTGTCCGAGCGCCTTGCGGACGTTGGACGGAGTGCAGTTCATAAGCTCCGCTATCTGACGGGGATAAAATCCGAGCGAGTGCATGATGTACATCAGAATATGCCTGGCATCGACCACTTCGACACATGTTTCCTGGCTAAGAATTCTTTCACGGGATATTTCAGTCTGCGCCACCACTTCCTGCAGCGCCTTTTCGAAAACTTCAGATTTCAGCATAATGTTCTTCTAATTTTAAATTGAATTATCAGTATGACGCAAAGATAAGGGGAAGCAAGAGGGAGGTGGGGACAAAAAAGAAGAGCGGATTCGCAACACTTTGCTCCGCTCTTCAAGCCAATTAAAAATACATGATAAATGTATTTCTTATGCAAACATAATACTTTTTATTGCCAGTTTCAAATTTTTTTATTATTTTGGAAAAGCCAATTAAAAATTCATGTTATGAAAATCAAGTATTCTATCTGCGTCAAAGAATTTGATTCAGGTATGTTCAGCGTATATGTGCGCTGCGAACAGTTCGGTAAAAGTATCTTAATTGATACAAACGTACATGTGTTTCACGATGAATGGGATGGTGAAAACGGGCTTATTATCCGTAACCCAAATGCAAGGAAACTTAATCTGTTTATCCGTAAAACGCTTTATCAGCTTGAAGAGTATGAACTTGATTACGACGGAGAGTTTACACTTTCAAAGCTGAAGGAAATATGGGACGGGCGTGAGTCATCTAATGACTTCTATTCGATGATGGAATATCAGATAGAACACCGCGATATTCGCGAAGGAACAAAAGGAATACACCGACGTGTGCTAAAGCATCTCAGGAAATTCTGTAAAGAATGTTCAGTTTCCGATATTACGGAAGATTATGCAAAGGGATTTATACGCTATATGCGTGAAGCCGGTCTGAATCAAACTACAATAGGTATGCAGATACATGTGCTTAGGTGTTATTATAATATTGCCAGGAAATTGTTTGGCAACAAGGTCCCTTCCGGTAGTTTCGACTTTTATCATGAAAAGCTTTCAGACCGTCTGAAATATAAAATGAAGTCGCTAACTGACGATGATATTCGTAAAATTGAAAATTACATAGCACGTACCGACACTCCATCACGATTCATTGTTACACTTGACAGATTCCTTTTTATGGCTTACACCGGAACAAGAATATCAGACTTTGCTTCATTCTCCCCGAAAAATTTCACCATAGAAAATGGGAAAATGTGGCTTACCTATACTTCCATAAAGACAAATACAGGCGTTAGGATACCTATTTCTTCTATATTCGACGGAAGAGCAGAGCAGATAATAAATAAATATCTTTACAGGCTTGATGATTTTTTCGGTATAAAAAAGGAATTGTTCAATGCCAGATTAAAAACTGCTATAAAACATGCAGGTATAGATAAGAATGTTTCAGCTCATGTGGCTCGACATACTTGTGCGTCAAGACTTGTAAACAAAGATGTTCCTGTTACTACAATACAAAAGGTAATAGGTCATAGAAGCTTAAAAATGACAATGGTTTATGCGCAAACAAGTGAAAGTACATTAGTTCGTCAATTATCTGTTTGATTACAATAATAGAAAAGTGAAGACAGATATCTTCACTTTTCTATTGTTCAGTTGTGGGAGGACT